CTTAAACTATTAAAAATCAACCCCTTGATTAGTCTTCTAGAGCCGCTTGCGCCGCAGTAATTCTATATATGATTATCAGATGTTTAGCAAAAAAGGTAAAACAATATACAAACATTTAGGTTTAATTTTTGACACTTCAATAACTGCCGAAAAGCTTAAAAGTAAGTCATTGGAACAGTTAAAATCAACCACAGCACATACCGTCATTTTCAAACGCTTCGCAATATACTAAAAAATCCATATGTTTCCTCGTGCGCGTACATATAATATATAAGCATAAAAAAAGACCGCATTAACGGCCTCTTTCAAAAAAACTATGTGCTATATTCTTATATAACGCACATACACCTTATTCCCTACCCTTCGATATGGAACCAACTTTCCATAAGGATAAACCTTAACTTCTTCCTGCTCATCAGCAGATATCTCTATCGGGTGGATTAGATCCGACAAAGAACTTGTTTTTTGTTTCATTAGACTAACATGATGAATTGTCTTATTATAACACGAAAACGATCCTATATGATGCGATCTTTTACATGTTATACAACACGATCTATGTCTTTTACCTAGGCAGTCTTGGAAGCCTTGCCAGATGCTCCCCTTCTCTCCTCCTTTAATAAACGTTGATCCAACTCATCACCTAATCGCTGAAGTTCTCTTTCCAATTCTTTAATACGATCTTTCTTCTCTGTCACCTCCTCACTCATGGAAAGAGCCACGTGTTTCCAATAAGCGACATCTTTTACTTTATCATCCGAAGAGGCTGACGTATCATTTGAAGTTACAGTCTTTAACATACTACCTTCGCCTCGTAAAAGCCATTCTGCCGATAATTCTGAAAACAAGTCTAATAAGACTAACAGAGTAGACAACGACATCGAAGTCTCTTTGTTAATTTGCTTATTCAAGGTTGATTGAGGATAATTTGCATTCAAACTTATTTGATTAATAGACATGTTTTGCTCTTTCAAGAAACCCCTAAGTCTTTGTTTTACTGAATCTTCCATATTTTTATGTTTTATAACATAGTCTATACAGACTAGAATTTTGTTATTTTATTTTGTTGTTAATCTAATTAGACTTACTTTTACATCGTGTTAAGAACAAAACACGTTTCCAACCCGAAACATTTCGGGTTAATATGCAAATATAAACATTTAAGATATAACAAACATGAGATTCAATGAAATTGTAGTCCCGTATGGGACAATAAGAAAGCTAGCCAAGGACACGGGGCTGTCCGAACCATGTATAAGGCACGCCCTAAAAGGCATCACGAACTCCGACAACTCCTTCTTGATAAGGAAGATTGCGAGGGAAAGGTATAGAGGTGTAGAAATTAAAAGTAATCCATCATGATAGCCGAGATAACATTTCCAGATAGATCTGTGTCTTATCACGACTTCATTCGTGACTTAGCGGCGAAGATAAACACCTTCGCCAAAGAGGATAAAGATGATCCAGCTTACATTTCCCAAAGGAAAGCAGAAGCTCTTTATGGTAAAGCCAATGTATTAAGATGGAGAAAAATGGGAGCAATAAGCCCAATATGCCGTCCCGGTAAGATTGAATATCCAACAGTAAGGCTGAAAGAACTAAGTCGGACTGATGAGATTTACATCCGATGGATGTCAAGCAAAGAGGATAAAAAGAGAAAAAGATAAATCCTCGGCCCCATAGCTCAACGGATAGAGCGCTCCTCCCCTAAAGGAGATATCCGGTTTCGATTACCGGTGGGGCTACTAAAAAAAAGAGTTCTTTGACTTAGTGAGAAAAAATCCTTATCCCCATAAGAGGATATACGTAAGAGATATAGGTATGGCGGTAAGGTTATGATAGTCGAAGATACCGGAAGGGATGATGATCCCCGCTCCCGATGCAGTTTAATCGGTTCCGATGTTGGAGTCTACATATTTAATAATGTATATACAAAGGTTAGATATTACGTCGTGTCAGTGAAGTACGGATATTCCCGTATCGGTGTCAAACTGTCTATCTAACGTATAAGATACACTCCCCCACCCGTTATCATTCGGGTTTGAAACCGTTGGAGGTTGTGGGGAAGCGAACATTAAATATATAAATAATATGGAAAATGAATTACAAGGGAATATCCTTGGCACAGGATTTACCGGCTATGGATTCGAGAAATTTCGAAATCCCGACATAAGCTTAGACGATTATTTCGTTAGAGAAAGATGCGATAGATTTTCAATGGCCCTTGCCTCATTATGTACAACGATCGCTAGCGATAAAATCCATTTAATAAAAACAACAAAATTATTGAGAATATGAAAAAGATCCTTTCTATCCTTAGGGGTAAAAAACAAACAGAGCGACTTTCAGAGTTAAGGAGTCAAGAGATCATGAGAGCGCTTGACTCGGCGTTAAACAACGTAGAGGAGCAAAAGGTATTAGCCGACATCCGGTATCACGAGGAGCTAAACAACCTCGGTGACGACGGGGTAAATTACAAGAGCAAGATCAATCAATTGATCGAGTATAAGGAGACGATTATCAACGCAGACAATACCATCCAAGCTATCAATGAGATCAAGAACGATCTCGAGAGCGAGGTTGAAGACATCAATCCATGATACCATGAATGAGATTTATTGGATCACAAGGTTAGATGCCATACAGACGTTGGCGATAATCGCAGTATTTATCTTGGGGGTATTTACATTCTTGTATACTCTCGTCTGGATTATGGAAGATGATGAAAAAGACAAGTCTAAGTTAAAAAAAATCATCTTAAAATTCGCAGCCTATATATCAATACCTGTTTTTTTACTAGTATTCATTCCATCTAAAAGGGACATGTTGATGATTATCGGAATAGGCGGAACTATAGAATATCTCAAGTCTAATGATACCGCCAAGGAGTTGCCGGATAAGGTTATCATGGCTATCGATAAGTTCTTGGATGATACAATAGAGGAAGAAAAATGAATAAAACCGATAGACCTATTAATAACCAAGTTTTATAACAATGAAAGAAAGAAGAATCCCACCCTAGGAAATGGCTAGGGCAGGTAGCTAACCATAATAAATTCATATTATTATTCAGGGTTACAGGGGGTGCGAGTTCCCCCGGCTACCACGCTTAAATCACATTGCTAATTATTATACACTTCTTAACCAAGACCTTAATATACCGCCGTGAGGCAGGCAATTAGGGAATATTAGTTTTTACTTAAACTGTGCCGGGGTGGGATTCCCCGGCAAACGCTCCCTTAGCTCAGTTGGTCAGAGCATTTAGGGTCGCCGGTTCAAGCCCGGCAGGGAGCACGCTTCATCCCTAGCGGATGCTATTCAATCAATTATTTCACGAAAGTGCAACGCAGGTCTCCGTCCGTGAGGATATGAGACCTTTTCACATCAAGAAATTTAAATCAACAACATATGATAAAGAGAAACCAAGCATGGTTCTGGAAGATATTCCGGGCCATAAAGAGCATTATCATCTTCTCGTTAAGGATGATCGCTGCTACCGTACTAGGGCTAATGTCAATAGTGTCAATATTTGAGTGGTACGATAAGCCATTCAATATTCACCTCTTGATCCTAGCGATCATATCAATCTTTATTGTGGTACGCCAAATAGTTATAATGACTTATGAGTCAGAAAAATGATTTCAGAGTACTATACGTGGTGCAAGCCCCTTCAAGGCCTAACCGATCCAAGAAGGACGATATCCTAGACGAATTAAAGACACTTAGCAAAGAAGAATTGATAGAGATAAGAAAAGACATTGTAGAACTAATAAACGATAAATAAAATGGCTGCTATAAAATCTTACAAGGGATTTGACAAAAATTTAAAATGCCGGGATTTTCAATATGAAATAGGCAAGGAATATGAGATGGATGGAGAGATCAAGGTGTGTAACAGAGGCTTTCACGCTTGCGAAAGCCCGTTTGATGTTTTTGATCACTATACTATGATAGACTCTAGGTTTTGCGAAGTAGAGCAAGACGGGAATATATCCAAGGAGGATAGAGGGACAAAAATTTGCTCATCGAAGATTAAAATAAAAGCAGAGTTAAAATTGGCTGACATGATCAATCTTGGAGTTGAGTGGCTAAAAGAGATCACATCGCCTGAAAAAATAAAAACGAGCATAAAGGATAATTCGTCCGGCTACGGTGCCAAGATTGGTTCGTCCGGCTACGATGCCCAGATTGGTTCGTCCGGCAACGGTGCCCAGATTGGTTCGTCCGGCAACGGTGCCCAGATTGGTTCGTCCGGCAACGGTGCCAAGATTGGTTCGTCCGGCTACGGTGCCAAGATTGACAGCACTGGCGAAGGCTGTGTCATCATGTGCGCAGGTATTAACTCTGTAGCAAAAGCCTCAAAAGGATCATGGATAACATTATCCGAATGGTCTTATTCTGATAAAAAGAAAAGATATATCCCCGTTTGCGTAAAAACGGAATTTGTTGATGGAGAGAAGATAAAGGCGGATACATATTACAAATTAGCTGGAGGGGTATTTAAAGAAATACAATAGCCCCAAGGCATTGCTTATCGGAGGATCGCATGAGAGACATCTACATCAAAGACCCCGACGGCGAACCGGAGTACGACGGGGAGGAGGAAACAGAATCCGAGGACGATCGGTATCAACGAGATTGGGAAACCAGCACTTTATATTGGTAAAGAAAATCATTCAAAATAAATAATCATGGAATCAAGCAGTTACGAGGTACTTCCAGTAGAAAGCCATGAAGTACAAATTTTACAGGTAGATGCGGTTGAGAGAGCAAACGTGGACTCACAAGTTGCGACCGCGAAAAGATATCCTAGGGATATCAGAAGGAGTATTGATAATTCCGTGGTAATGGCCACGATGAATCAAGACACGGCAAGGTCATGCAGTTATGCCTTGCCAAGAGGAGGGAAACCTATTACTGGGCCATCCGTACACCTCGCCAAGATAATCGTATCCAATTGGGGTAATATCAGGACTGAGGCCAAGGTTATCCAGATAACGGACAAGCAGATCATCAGCAGGGGTACATGCTGGGATCTGGAGACAAACGTAGCGTCCGCGTTCGAGGTTCGCAGGAGCATAGTGGATAGCAAGGGGAAACGTTACTCAGACGACATGATTACCGTAACGGGAAACGCCGCCAACTCCATAGCTTATCGCAATTCCGTATTCGCCGTTATCCCCAAGGCCATAGTGGACAGGGTCTATCAAGCCGCCCAAAAATTCATCACGGGGGATCTATCCGACGCTGACAAGATATTAAAAACGAGAACTAATATCATCAACAAGTTCAAGAACGAATACGCCATAACGGAAGAGGAGGTCATTAAGCTATGCGGCAAACAGACCAGCAATCAGATAGGCCCCGACGAGATCGCCATGCTGATCGGGATCATACAAGCGTTAAAGGACGGGGATACCACGGTAAACGATCTAATCCTTCCAATTCGTGAGACAAAGAAAGATGTCGATCAAAAAAAGGAGGCGATGAGACAGTCTAAGGGCAAAAACAAAGAGGACATGCCATGAACAAGTACTCATCCTATACCAACGCCGAGCTGGAGGAGCATTTATCAAACTACCTTATCGACTCTTGGAGTTACAGCAAGGTAGCCTCTTTCTCCCGGAACGAGAAGGAGTTCGAGAAACGGGAGATTTACCGGGAAAGATCCAGATCATCCTCCAGCACGGTGGCGGGTAACGCCTATCATTCGGCCTTGGAGTATTTCTTCATGGAGCTACAGCGCAAGGGGCAGATAATACCGATCACGGAAATGGAGAGGGTAGCGTTCTCATACATAGAGGAGGTACACCCGAATGATTGGAAAATACAGAAAACGACACCTACCGTAGAGGAATGCAAGATCGAGGCCACCAAGAACGCCACGAGGCTTATCAATAACTTCTACGGGGAAAAGGATATATATCTTTCCGGTATCAAGGAGATAATCGCCGTGGAATTAAGATGCGAGGAATGGGTAACGGTAAACGGGGTGGACATCCCCCTGCCCTGCCACGCTAGGCTAGACTTGGCGATAAGGACGGAGAGCGGTCGGACGGTCATCATAGACCATAAGTCAAGGGCCAAGTTCACCGATGACGAGGAACTAACGTTTACCTGCGGGAAACAGGCGATGACCTACGTTAAGTGCTATGAGTCCCGCTTCGGGGAGAATGTTGACGAGGTATGGTTCGTGGAGAACAAGATCTCGAAAAACAAGGACGGCTCCTCCCAGTTGAAGAAATTCGTGATCAATCTCGATAACGACACGAGGAAGCTTTACGAGGCCATATTGTACGAGCCGCTAAAAAGGATGATAGAGGCCGTGTCCGATCCGGATTACGTGTACATGATCAACGATAGCGACAACTTCGTGGACAGGGCCGAGCTTTATAATTTCTGGGCCAAGACGCTGATAGCGGAGGTCGATGATTTCAACGTGCCCGAGTCAAAGAAGGAATTGATATCGAAGAGACAGAAAAAAATACGGGACGCTTCCCTTGGATCGGTAAACCCCAAGGTAATATCCGAGTTCAAGAGGAACGCTTCCTCATTCATTCAATATGATTTATCCAATAGTAATATGACAAACAGCGAGAAAATAGAGCATATCCTACGGACATTCGGGGTGATCGTGAACGTGGCCAAGGAGATTAACGGGTACTCGTCAGACACGTATCTGCTAGAGGTATCCGCTGGGACAAAGATCACGACAGTGATGAAATACAAGCTAGACATAGCGAACGCGCTGGACGTGCCATCCATAAGGATGGGTAACGAGCTTATGGTGTATGAGGGAAAATCCTACCTCTCCATAGAATCACCGAAGAAAAGAACCAAGTCCTTGTACTGGGACAAGAAGTATATCGACGGCATGAGGATTCCCATAGGAACGGATAACTTCGGAAGGCTCGTGGTGTGGGATCTCGATAACAACTCCACGCCTCACGCCTTGATTTGCGGAGCTACCGGTAGCGGTAAATCCGTGTGTATCATATCCACGATAGAATACGCCCGCTTAGCCGGTATCCGGGACATCGTAATTTTCGATCCGAAATACGAGTTCTGTAATTATTCCTCCGAGAAATACATAAAGGTCTATAATGATATAGAAGAAATAGAGGCCAAGATGAAAGAACTCGTACAGGATATGCAGGAAAGGGCTAAATCGAGGGCATCATGGAAAACGCTGGTGGTGTTCGATGAGTTCGCCGACGCGGTAGCGTCCTCCCGATCGGGAACGGAACTTGACATAAAGGAAATGGTCGAGGTTGGCCAGCGAAAGAACGCCTTCGGGTTCCTCGAGCCTAAAATGGAACTACGCACGGTCGGTCGTGAAAAGTCATTGGAGGAGAATCTGAAGATGTTGCTACAAAAGGGACGATCGCTTGGGTTCCGGATCATGGCGGCTACGCAAAGAGCGTCGGTTAACGTGATCACGGGAGACGCTAAGGTGAATTTCCCCGTACAGATATGCTTCCGTGTACCTAAGGAGATTGACTCCAAGGTTGTCCTTGACGAGCCGGGAGCCGAGACGTTGGGCGGCATGGGGGACGGACTAATGAAATCTCCCGAGTATCTAGGTATCGTGAGGTTCCAAGGTTTTTATAAAAAATAACGGCCATGGTTAAAAGGTACCAGCTATCCGAGTCTTTCATTAAAACACTGTCCCGCCATCTATCGGTTATCCTAGAACACGTGGATTCCAAGGGAAGACCAAGGATAGCTGATACCGTAAGATTAGCCAAAAAGGATCTAAAGAAACTCGAGAAAATAATCCAAGATGAAAGAACTGATATTCTGCCTCAATGAGGCATGTTCTAAAAGACATTGCCTTTGCCATCAACGGCAGAGGCATTGGACAGACCCGTCTAAAAAAGATGGGGAAACTGTAAGGCCGGAATCGGCCTTATTTGACGGGAATACTCCTTGCAAAGGATATATCCCACAATATGACAGAAAAAAATATAACATTAATTATTAAAGTATATGGAAAAATTCATCGCTCAAAACGAGCCTTTATCAAACAGGCCGCAAGTCCTAGAGGACTCATGCGACGCCGTCGAGGAGATCTGGTACAATCATCCTTTTACCGAGGACGAGTTGAATGAGATCAAGACCAAGCTAGCGGACACGTCAATTGATATAGCCGAATTGGAACAGGAGAAAGCGGACTGGATGGAGTCGTACAAATCACGGCTAAAACCGCTTAATACGGCCAAAGCAAAGTATCTTGACCAGATCAAGCGTAAATCCGAGGATATCAAGGACAAGTGCTATAAGTTCCTTGATCACGAGAACAAGGAAGCCAATTATTATAATGGTGCCGGCGAACTTGTCTATTTCCGGAGGATGCAACCCCAAGAAATGCAGAAATCAATTTTTAATATTAATCGTAAAACAGGAACAGAATCATGAGTGAGAACAAATTAAATGTGGTTGTACCGAAAGATTATAGTGGTGCACCAATCGAAGTAGTATTGAGAGAAGGAAAAGCCCCCGTAGCGCTCGACCCGAAAGAACCAACTCCCGTTAATATTGAAGGAACGATTGACAGCCCTTTGCGTTGGCTCGAAAAACGAGTGGGGCTTATCGATCAAAAGCGGGCAAATATAACGGTAAACCGTGATGATATGGAAATATCTTTAGTGGATAAAGAGACTGATCATTATAGAAACTGTATTACTGGAGTATTACAGCCGTCCAAAGAAATGGTTGAGTTTGGTATCAATGCGGAAAAGAAGTGGGAACCTATCAAGTTATCCAAGTTCTTCAAGATGCATCGTGCCTTCTTCAAGGACAAATCGGAAAACATGACGCTGGTGTCTGCCTTGAAAAACTTCAAGGCAAAGGTAAACCAAGACATAGAGCGAAGCAAGGAAGAGAATGGCAGCAGAACCGATAACTATTCGCAGGTGGTTGATTCCAATCTCCCGGGGTCGTTCAAGTTGAACATCCCACTTTTCAAGGGTTTTGCGTGTGAGGAAATCGAGGTTGAGATTTACGCTGATGTGGACGGAAGAGACGTTTCGCTATCCCTTGTGTCAGCTGGGGCAAATGAAGCCATTGAGGAATACAAGAATAAAGTGATTGACGAGCAACTGGATGCCATCAGAAAGATCGCTCCAGATATCGTAATAATAGAGATATAATAACGCAAGTTTCGTGTTTTTCATGGTATTAGATTTGGGTTAGTTAATTATTATCCCCGCCGTCCGTGAGGATACGCGGGGATTTCGGGCGGTAAGTATTCCGGGATGAAACGTTACGGAGTGCGCATGACGTAAAGAGGCCGGTTCGATCCCGGCACCGTCCACGAATAACAAACATATAATTATGGAAACAATACAGAATTTAGATCACTTGACAATGGCCATATACCTTATCACCGCAATACTAGGACTGATCGCATTGATATTGGCCGTATTCTTACTAATAAACGATAAAGAAAGGAGGAATTCGTGGGAAAGAAAAAACATGATTTAGTGATAGCCGTTGACCCGGACATAGATAAATCCGGTATATGCGTACTGTCTCCTTCAACGAGACAGCTAATTCTAAAGAGCCTCCCCTTCCCTGTGTTGGTCGATTTCATAAAGGAGGCAAGAGAGAGATACAAGGGGATAGACATAGTGGTCATTGTCGAGGCCGGATGGCTTAACGAAAAAAGCAACTTCCATAAGGCTAGGGGTAAATCCGGCGAGAGGATAGCCAAGTATGTAGGTCGTAACCAGCAAACCGGGATATTGCTTCTCCAGATGTGCGAGCACATAGGGATTCCCTGCGAGGAGGTAAAGCCTTTGACCAAGCATTGGAAAGGGGACGAGGGCAAGATAACCCATGAGGAACTCTCCTACATAGTCGGTCCCTTGCCTAAGAGAACGAACCAAGACCAACGTGACGCTACGATTCTGGCTTGGTGGTACGCCGATCTACCAATAAAAATAAAGACTTGGTGATATGGCGAAGAAGAAAGACGAGCAAGAAAAGGTGAAATGTGGCGATTGCGCCAACGGACATCCTCACAAGGGGCTATGCGTTTGGTGCATCATACATGACGCTGGACGGGTAGCTAACTCCACGAGATTTTGTAACACTTTTAAAAAGAGAAAATAATATGGAACAAGAGAAATTTGATTTATGGTGCGTGGTCGAGTTATTCGGCCATTCAAGGATAGCGGGAAGATGTACGGAACAGAACGTGGCCGGTACCAATATGCTTCGGGTAGACGTTCCGGATACGAGTAACCAGCCCGGTTTCACCCGCTTTCTCTCATCGGGGGCCATATACGCTATAAATCCTGTCTCCGAGGAAGTGGCAAGGCAAATGGCGGAGAACCTGCAAATACAACCTGTAAACATATGGGATGTAAACCACCTTGTAGACCAGAAACTAAAGTCCTTGCAGGGAGGAGAATCCCCAGATTTTGATTTTTAGTATATGGATAAGGGTTTCATAATGCTCTCTCGTAAGTTTTTTTCTAATGAAATGTGGGAAGCAGCCCGGACATTCTCGGAGTGCGAAGCGTGGCTTGATCTAATACAATCGGCACGATTTGAGGCAACCGACACGATCGAATGTATCGGAGGTAGAGAAATAACATATGGGAGAGGACAATATCCGGCTTCAAACCGTTTCCTCGCTGGTAAATGGAAATGGGGAGAACAAAAAGTCAAGACATTTCTTGCCAAGTTAAAACGGAAAGGAATGATAACTACGGATAAAAGCCAAGGGATGAATGTCATAACTCTTGTTAAATACAACGAATACAATGGTAATATCCCAACAAGCAACCCACAAAGTAACCCAGTAAACAACCTTTCAATAAACGACTTAGAGAGTTTGATAACTCAATTGATATCCCATAGAACAACCCAGTGCCAACCCAGCGATAACCCAAATAATAATAAAGATAATACTTTAAGAGAGAGTCTTAATACGCGTGAGACGCTTTTCGAGAATTTCAAGAATGAGTTATTGGGGGACGAGGAATGGCGCAGATACGCTTGCCAGATATCGGGATTGAGCGTCGCTTTCAATGACCTCATTCCCGGCGAGCTGGATAACTTCCTAGCTTGGATGGTATCCACCGGGGAGGGCGATACGCTAAAAACGATAGATGACGTTAAGAGACGATTCACCTATTGGTGGCAAGGAACAGGACTAAGGGCTTATAATCAAAGATATGGAGGAACAAGAAAAGAAACTTTCGGAGGCTATACAAGCCATGCGGGGGCCTACGGAAAAAGAGAGGCTCCAGCAAAAACAGGTGTTCAACCTAGTGAAGAAGCACGCAAGGACTATACAGAACGTTTCTAGGTACGATCTCTCGGACGATACGGAGTACATCAGCCACGCCCGGATGATAAAGGCGCTCGGTTGTAATTACCTAGGGATCGAGAGGCGGCAATTCGAGACAGACAGGGGGAATGACAAGGTTTTGAGATTCCTGTTGTATTATTTCAACGATTGCCCGTTGGCCGAGTCCGTATTCCCGGAGGAGAACTATAAGCTGCACAAGAACCTCCTTATCGTGGGAGATCCGGGAACGGGCAAAACGCTCATGATGCAGATATTCGCCGATTACCTGAAATTGACGGATAACCCCAAACGCTTCGTGAACCTATCCGTGACCCAGATGATGAACTATTACAAGATCCATGGTCACATAGACAGGTTCACGTACAACGAGGAGGCCGGGAAAGGGAGCATAGAAGGGAACCCGTTCGATATCTGCCTTAACGATATCGGTCTTGAGACGGAGAACCAGAAAAGCTACGGCACCAGCCTTAACAGCGTAATAGACGAGTTCCTATACGCGAGGTACGAGATATACCAGTCCCATCAGAAGAAGTATCATATCACTTCCAACCTGTCCGTCACGGATTTCAAGAATCGGTTCGGAACTAGACTGGTGGACAGGTTCAAGAGTTTTAACGTGATAATCCTAAACGGAGAAAGCAGAAGAAGATAACATGGAAATAACAGAGAGATTGAGAAACACCCCTACCGGTTTGATCGTGTTGGTAGGAGACATGAAAATTATCGTGGAAAAGTACAGGCCGTACTATAACGGCCAGAACAAGATCCCGTGCAGGGGATGCGTCTTCCGGGACGAGGGAGCGAGATTCTGCGAATACAGCAAGGCTTGCATGGCCCATCTGAGGCCGGATCATGAGAGCGTAGTTTTTGCTAAAACGAGAGAGACATGAATGTTTTATCCTTATTTGACGGAATGTCTTGTGGTAGGATCGCATTAAGAGAACTCGGGATTGAACCGGAGCATTATTATGCGAGCGAGATCGACAAGTTCGCCATATCCCAAACGAGGCTGAACTTCCCGGACACGATACATTTAGGGGACGTGACTAAGTGGAGGGAATGGGAGATAGATTGGGGAACGATAGATCTCATACTGGCAGGAAGTCCTTGCCAAGGATTCTCTTTCGCCGGCAAACAACTGGCTTTCGATGATCCTAGAAGCAAGCTCTTCTTCGTATTCGTGGACATACTGAACCACGTGAAGGCATTGAACCCGGATGTGTTCTTCTTGCTTGAGAACGTGAACATGAAGAAAGAGCACATGCGGGTAATTACTGAGTATTGCGGTGTTCATCCAGTCAACATAAACTCAAATTTGGTGTCGGCCCAGAACCGGAACCGGTGGTATTGGACGAACATAAGGACAAGGAAGGTCGGACTGTTCGGGGAGATCCACTCAGACATACCGCAGCCAAAGGACGAGGGTATATTGTTAAGGGATATCTTGGAGGAAGAGGTTGACGAGAAATATTACCTAAGCGAGAAAGCCATTAGGTATATCTCAAACGATAAACGTATGGAGAAACGATTCACCCAGATCGACGGGGACAAAGCCCCATGTCTCTTAGCTGGAGGCCATGGAGCAGGAAACCATTCGGATATGGACTTGATCCTGCAAAGACCTAGGGGCAATAATAAGGGTAATGTTTTCCGTGGCAAGGCACCAACCTTATCGTCAAACGCATGGGAACAGAACAATGTGCTCCATAGGATTATCCAGTTAAATGAGAGTAAGGAAAGCGGGGGTATCCAGCCATATCAACAAAACAGGGTATATGACGCGAATGGACAATGTCCGGCCTTGTTAGCCGAGATAAGCGGAAGAAGCCATGCCATACTTAGTGTACGACAAAAAAGAAACTTGAAAGATCAAGACGGAAAATCGAGCTCATTACTTGCCTCCTCATATAAAGGATCACAAGCTAATGGCATGACCCTAGTGGAGACATCATCTATCCGGAGATTGACCCCGATCGAGTGCTCTAGGCTACAAACCGTTCCTGATTGGTACAAATGGGATTGCTCTGATACGCAGATATACCGTTTGTTAGGCAATGGATGGACTATCAAGGTTATACGACATATACTTAGTTTTCTAAAGAAAGACATTCATCATAGTTGAAAGCTACATTCATCCATGATGAGAGCAAAGAAAAAATATAAAATTACATGAGAACACCAATCACATATTATGGAGGCAAGCAAAACTTGTCCGAACGCATTGTATCAATGATGCCTAGGCATAAGATATATTGCGAGCCATTCTTTGGAGGAGGAGCGGTATTTTTCGCGAAGCCTAAAGCAGGCATAGAAGTGATCAATGACAAGAACGACTTGTTGATAAACTTTTTCAAGGTCTGCCAGTCCGCATCCAAATTTAAGGAGTTACGTGAGAGAATCCGGTTATCGCTACACTCCGAGTCTGACTACATTAGGGCTAGGAACATTTATCGAGGACGATCTGAGGTCTCGGATGTAGACAAGGCTTGGGCCGTATGGATCATGGCAAATGAGTGCCATTCCGGTAGCTTGTATGGAGGATGGAAATTCTGTAACGGTACCGCCGGGACACACTTCGGGAAGGTTTTCAGGAATAAGCGTGAGGAGTTCAACGATAAATTGTACGATCGCCTATCAGAGGTGCAGATTTCCTGTAGGGACGCGTTGAAAGTTATCAAGAACAGGGATAGCGTTGATACGTTATTTTACCTTGATCCTCCTTATCCCGGGGCGGTTCAAGGTCATTATTATGGTTATGGGGAGAATGACCTTGCGGATCTGCTAGATCTTTTGTCTAGGATCAATGGCAAATTCATTCTCAGCAATTACTGGACTGACACCTTACGCTCCTTTGTCAATGAAAACAAATGGAACCATAAGGAAGTAAAAGTCACCACTCATACGGCCGTTCACTCTCGGATAAGGGAGAGTACGGAGGTTTTGGTTTACAATTACGAGATTGAGAAAACATTATTTTGATATGAGAAACAGGGAATTGATCGCTCTACTCCAAGAGCAAGACCCGGAAGCGGAGGTAATGATCCGCACGTCCGATGATCAATATTACTACGATTTAGTGGACGTGTTCACGGATAAGGATGGGGATGTCATAATACAGGAGGGGTAAATGTGGATAATAAGGAATATTTTAACAACGAATTATAATATGAATCAAATTTGCACGAATAAAGAACAATCATCCCGGCTATTAGAGGCCGGGGTGAGACCGGGGACAGCAGACATGTATTTGGATGAGTTTGAATTGCCGGTCGCATTTGAATATGGCAGGGTTGAAAAGCATGTGGATCAAGATATGGCATTCCCGGCTTGGTCTCTATCCAAGCTGATCGGGATGATGCCCGATCAAGTAGAATGTGAGGGATATAACTATTACCTATTCATACTTCCACGAGATAAAGAATTTACGATAAAGTATTCCGCAGGAAGTAACCTTGCCCAGTCATATTGCAGGGAGAGCCTTTTTGATGCCATCGCCGAAATGATCGAATGGCTTATCAAGGAAGGATACCTTGACAAGAAATTATGCGGCGATTGCCGACTTATCGAGGATGAAGACGCTAACGGGGAAGCTTGGTGTTCATTGCATCAAAAGCCGGTAAGGTGCGATAGCAAGGCTTGTGAGGATATATTGAAGAAAAGAGGTTAAAAATGAAAGCAATAACCATCAAACAACCGTGGGCCTCCTTGATAGTCCACGGTATCAAAGACATTGAGAATCGTACTTGGAGAACTAACTATCGTGGACGTGTGCTTATTCATGCTGCCGGTTCTCATGGTAAAAAGTTTAGCGTCGATTTAACTGATGCCCAAATGAAGGCTGCATTTGGTACGATTGCTAAAGAAACAATGTTTGGTAATCTGCCTTTTGGTACAATCATTGGCAGCGTAGAGATTGTGGATTGCGTAGTAAATCATTCATCCATTTGGGCAGAGAAAACAGAAAACTACACAGTCGGCATGAATCCTAAACTGCATGAGAATATTACAGGCAGAAAGGTTATCTATAATTGGGTATTGGCAAACCCTGTAATGTTTGACAAGCCGATAACAGGCGTGAAAGGCAAGCTTTCGTTTTGGGAATTTAAACAATAAGTATTTCAATGGAAAGAGATATTGATAAGAGACAGACAGTAGAAGAAGCGGCTCATCTCTTCGCTGAAAGCAGGAGTAGCGGTAGTGCATTCCCTGCGTATTATCAGGGATTTATAGCAGGTGCCGAATGGGAAATGGCAGAATCTATTAATGCTCACTGGAAAAGTTGTCCAAACCTCTCTAAAGACAATGATCGAATGTGCAATCAAATGAATGATTGCAATCAGAATTGCGAGTACATGAGGTCTTTTATTAGACTATTAAGAGGAATAGTATTAACCGAGCCTTCCCGTGAAGGCTCATTATGAAGATTAAGTTATGGTAATAGCATGGTTTTCTTGCGGAGTTACATCCGCAGTCGCTTGTAGGATAGCATTGAGCTTGTACAATGATGTACAGGTCTACTATATAGATACCGGATCCGGGCATCCCGATAATACTCGCTTCCTCGCTGATTGCGAGGAGTGGTACGGTCGACCAATCCACACTATACGAAGCGATAAGTATAGCAGTGTGGCAGATGTGCTTCGGAAGGGATATATTAATGGCGCTACGGGTGCGGCCTGTACATTGAAGTTAAAAAAGGAAGTCCGGTATAAGCTCGAGAAAGAACTTGGTTGTTGGGATGGTCAAGTATGGGGATTCGATTTTGATCCTAAGGAGATAAACCGGGCGATCCGTCTAAAGCAGCAATATCCGGAAACAAAACCGCTATTTCCGCTTATAGAACGACAGATCACGAAACAGGACGCAATGGGTATGCTATGGAAAGCGGGCATTGAGATCCCTGCCATGTATAAGCTTGGGTATAATAACAATAACTGTATAGGTTGTGTCAAAGGAGGAATGGGATATTGGAACAAGATAAGGAAAGATTTTCCAGATAAGTTCAACGAAATGGCAGAGATCGAAAGAAAGATCGGTGCTACTTGTCTAAAAGACAATAAAGGTAAGATATACCTAGATGAGCTTAATCCTAATCGTGGTGATCCTGTACAAGAAATTATTCCGGATTGCTCTTTGATATGTCAAATCGAGTTTCAAGAGATACTAGATAGACAGGTAAAAAGAGTTCTTGATGGGGAAATAAGTATTAATGATGTAAAATAGTATTAACCGAGCCTTCAAGGGAGGCTCATAATTAAAAAGATATGAAAGCTAGAGAATTAGAAAAACACTCTCCATCGTTAGATCTTCTATATGAATCTATAGAAGAAGCAAATAAACGAAACGAGTATAAAATATTTTTCCCGCATTGGGTATACTTCTCAGATGAGTGCAAACTTGAACTCATGAGACAAGGATTCAAAGTATATCAAGGAGAATGGCTACGCGGGGATTATGGATTAATAATAGAATGGTAACAAATAATAATAAATCATGGAAGAAAACATCAAAGAGAAATCGATCCAACTAGCTATAGAGGCTATGAGACCACTACCGGTAAACTCTTTCGCCGGATATTGCAGCGTAGGCGATGATCGGTCTCCGGAAGAGAAGCATAAAGATGACATGAGATTCTGCAAGGAGTTAAATGAACTTCAATCAGATATGCTCATAACCTTGGCCTATAAGATAGAGACATTTCTTAATAGCTAAGGAATAAAACACATCAAGGCTACCTAAAAGCAATAGGTTTTGATCAATATGTCAAAACCTATTACTTATATCCTTTAATTTTATCGCAAAAAATGGAACAGCAAGATATTTCATTATCCTATGGGATACACCGTTCTCCATCTATTGGAAACGAGGGGGAATTATCAGAATGCGTAAATTTGATACCCAAGAATGGTGAGTTGGTGAATATACAGCCTCCGAAAGAATTAGGCATAACCCTCCCGGAAGGATCGGTACTTATGTACGTGCATCGGACAAAGGATTTCCTTCACTATATCTTTTTCCAGACGAATGTTTTACGTTATGCGGATACGGACGGAACGACCCATCTTATTGGAGCGAACCAATATGACAAAATACCCAAAGCTATCACGTCCATAGGAAACACCTTGATTGTAATAAGCGAAGATCCTATAAGATATTTACTTTGGGATGGAGAGTTTTATAAGGAATTAGGAGATAAGCCCCCCTTCCCTATCCTGTCATTCGGATTGGTAGGATCATTGGATAAGACCGAACAATTGTCCGTATCCGTTGATCCGCCCTATGATGGAGCCTTTACGGAAGATCAACTATCAACTATCAGTAATTCCGTGATGGGATATGTCTCAAAATTTATTAGGGAGAGAAGTGTAGATCGAGGCATGTTTATATATCCGTTCTTTATTCGTTACGCTTATAGACTATATGACGGAACGTCTTACATGCAATCAGCCCCGATACTGATGATACCATCGTCCGGAGTAACTCCTCACGTTCCATTTACTATTGACGTGGACACAGAGGATTTTGACGCAAAGATCATTGTAAACTTCATTATATCCTCAGTGGTATGCTCCATTAATTACAAAGTCAGCGGAATGGGGAATCAAAGGGAATGGTGGAAGGACATAGTTAAAAGCCTTGATATATTCATAACGCCGCCAATATACACCTTTGATTATTATGGGGAGATTAATGGGGCGCAAAAGATATCAGACGATAACGGTTTCGGGGTGTACTCTATTGGTGGAGGATATTACAACAGGCATACATTCGAGGAAGCCTTATCCATAGCCCAGCCGGGATCAGGTTATACCGATCAATTCGTCTTACCCGGAAAGGCCATGGATAATAAGGTGCCGGATAATTCCTTGTTTTATAAAGTAGCTAGCATAACGTATGAGGACTTGTGCGGTTATAACGGGGGTGAAAGGCGCTCTCTCACTTTAGATGATAATGTGCTGGAATCGTTGCAAAATCGAGAGCAACTTGTTGACGCGGACGGGTACCAGAATTTAGATTGGCTAATACCTGATTACTCCTATACTTATAACCAGCGGTTAAATATAGCTAATATAAAAAGGATACTATTTGATGGTTATCCTCCGGAGTCTATGGTAACGTACAACGACGGTAGCAGCACGTTGAGCATAAAGGTTTTCATAAGAGAAGGAGAAAAAGATATCGTCGTTCAAACATCCTCCTCATATAACCTTGGTATCAATTTGCATTACCTTTATTACCCCAACGCTAACGCATACAAGATGGTGATAACACGGAATTCGGACGGATACCAAGCGATCGTTACCCTCTCTCCGCATAACACGCTGAACGGGGCTTGCTATTTCGACTCATACGCCCCGATCATATTTAAACCGGGCAGCGATAGCACACCAATATCAACGGACAAGTCGGTCAATATGCCAAACAAGATATATACGTCCGAGGTCAATAACCCGTTTTATTTCCCGTTGGCGGGAATAAACACGGTGGGAACCGGTGAGATCGTAGGTATCCGATCCACCACTAAAGCACTGTCCCAAGGGCAATTCGGGCAGTTTCCCTTATACGCTTTCTCTTCCGATGGGATATGGGCCTTGCAATTATCGGATGCGGGATTGTATTCCTCCATCCAACCTATAAGCAGGGATGTTTGCAATAATCCGGATAGTATCACGCAACTGGATTCCTCGATAGTATTCAGTACCGAGCGTGGCCTTAAATTATTGCAAGGCTCCGATATCAGCCTTTTATCGTCATCGTTGGAAGGAGTAAATATTGATGAGACATTCTTTAATGTCAACCCGGATTTTAGCGATCTTTTCATCCCGGACACGGAAACTTTCGTAGAGACATTGCGAGCTTGTAAGATTGCCTATGATTATACGAATTCCCTATTGCATATTTATCCCAAAGGGACTAGAAAGCATTATGTATATTCTTTGGACACCGGGGAATTCTCCACTTTCGTAGGGGAAGAGGTCAAGGCCATGGCGCAAGATTATCCAAGCTCGGTAGTGCAAATAGGTAACGCCTTGTACTCACTGGAAAAATATGTCTCGGAAGATACCAGAAAAGGCATAGCGATCACACGTGCCTTGACGTTAGGAGATCCTTTCTCTTTGAAGGTACTAGTCGATCTTAGGACGTTGGGTTTACGAAAGGATGAGTCCTCGAAAATCAAGATAGCGGTATTCGTAAGCGCGGATAGGGAAAATTGGTCCCGGCTTAAATCTCTTAGGCAAAGGGCTTTTAAATACTATCGGCTCGTTTATTTCTCAAACCTATATGATTTAGATACATTATCAGGGACAAGGATATTGTTCGAGACCAGGAGAAATAATAAACTCAGGTAAAAAAATTACAGTATTCATTGCCATAATTTAAAAAAGTCATATATTTGTAACTGCAAAATTCGTAATATTTACGTAAATTTTCATAGTTAAGGTTATAAGGATAGTGGGTGCGTGAGCATACGCTATCCTATTTCACTTTTTATTCCCATTTTTATAACTGGCCGCTACCTTCAATAACTCAACAGCGGAATTAGTGTTTTTAGCGTCCTCGAACTTTATAGAGGATACCTTTGGCACCACGAACTCACTAGCCTTTAAATAAACAGCGCATTTATCCTTATCCTTTAGCTTGAGGAAAGCTTTCTTGAACTCTTCCTGATTGTCGATTACGAAATCACGGAAAAAATTCTTTATCTCCGTGTTCTTGTTCCGGGTTCCCTTCTCCCTTCCTCCCATCTTCATATGACCATTCTCAAAACCTTTTCCCATGATCTATAATCTGAAATAAACATCCTCAACCTGTGTCTCCCTTGCCTCTTTTATGATATTTCTTCGATCCTCCTCCTTTTGAGAGGCGTACATCTGTACCCTAGATGGATCTACCATCCTATACCAAAAAGATAATACGCTATCAACCACGAAACGGTGGATATAAACGGCCAATCTCCTCGGATCTCCACGCCATCCTCTTTCCATCACCAAGTTTATGATCCATTCCCTATCATCCTTCACCTCGTCCGTTACGGCACGGCTCTGAACCCAAGGGGAAAACGCCCGTAAATGGCCGGTAGCCTCCGACAACGCGTCATTCACTTGACGAAACATCCAATCCGCCGTTTCCTCTGAGGTCTCCAGCCCAGCTCTTTCCTTTCCGGGAAGGCCCGATACATCCCCAACCTTCCATGTCTCGAAATCCACGTCATACTCAATCTCGCACCTCAATAGCGTTATCGTTAACTCAAATCCACGCATATCGACACGTGGCTGTATGATTTTCCTGTCTCTCATATTTCTCCTGTTTCTATAATGACATCATCAACAATGACATCATCGATATCCTTAAACGGCTTCCTCTTGCACTTTCGCGGGGCTTTCCTTGAATAGGCGGTTTCCTCTATCATGGACGCTATTCCCTTTAACTCCTCCTCTAGCTTGACGGATAGTTCCTCAAAGTAAATCAAGCTCCAGTTCCAAAGGACGAACCACACCACGTATTTATGGGCCAAGGTCGCCAACGACTCGCCATCATATCCTCCACGACGATCCTTCATGCGCAACACCCAATTCACGGCATCGGTATCCAATGAATCATCCGAATCGCCGGGTATATCCTTCAAGATACCGGACAAGGAAACCTTTAAGGTCGCCACCGCCTCCTCTATCTTGCGTCTTATAAAAGTATCATCGGCCTCGTTATCATCGGACTGCGAGGAGAATCTTTTACCGGGATCCTCCTTTCTCATATCTCCCAGCCTCCACGTCCACTGGTCTATGTCATGCTTTAAATATGTCCAACCTAGATTTATGTCCATATCATGCTTTTTTTAATAGCGGGGGATTCTTCCTGTATATGTTCTTCACGCACATGACGGACATATCCTCCCACAAAGATTTATAAACCCCTATCCTATCAGGCTTCCGATCAGAAAGCCAACTCATCATGGAATAACCTACCAGAGCGTCCAACAGGTTCTCGTCCAATTTCCTGTTGACATTCCAACGTGTATCCTCCGTCCTGACCTCCCATACGAACCCTTTTTCCGAATAAGCGGAAGAGGTTATGATTTTGGCCATACCTTCTTCAAGAACCCTCGCCGCCTGTTCCAGATATGTCCTTATAAGAGGCCTGTCCTGTTCCGTTATCTTTATCTTTAGATATAGGCTTTCCCCGCTATCCCCGACGAGATCACGTCCCTCGAAGCTGGATAGCATCTCGCATTTATCTATCGCCTTTATATATTCAAAATCATATGTCATTTGTGATCCTTTTCTGGCAAAAATAGGGCTTTAGGTATGATTATTTTGTTATTTTGGTTATTCTGACAAAACCAAGTGCTTTTATTCGATTTATTTGCGATTAAAAAGATCAATCATGAAACGACTTATTCCTAAATCACGGTTTTCCCGACGCCCCACGACGGTTGATAGCGTCAAGCACCGCGTCAAGATATCAGGCACGGACAAGACCAACATACCTTTACTGTCTAGGTGCCAAAACGCTTGGGAAAACCTTAGCGATTTCAGGGCCACCCGTCTTCGTAATTTCCGTTACGTGTTCGGTGACCAATGGGGTGATATCGTGGTGGACAAGGACGGGAAAAGAACGAAGGAACGCGATAGGATAGCGAGGCGTACGGGAGGGGTCGCTTTGCAGAACAATCATCTTTTCAAGATCGTAAATACTTTGGCCGGGTTATACGCAAAGACCGCTACCCTTCCCGTATGTTTCGCCCGGCAGAAAGACGCGGATACCAAGTCACAGATGATGACGGACGCTTTACAGACCAACTGGGAAAATAACCTTATGAAAGATGTCCTCACCTCCGAAATGATAGAGTTTATTTGCGGAGGATGCGCCGTGGTAACGGAAGAATGGTCTAGCCATGACGATATAGAGGACAGCTACACCTACGTGGTCAACCCTTCCTATTTCTTCTATGAGTCGAAAGCCAATGATCCAAGACACTGGGATGATTCCTTGATCGGGGAGATCCGTGACTATACATTAGGCGAGCTGGCCTCGGTATTAGCGGAGTCCGAGTATGATTACAGGCAATTGGAGGAGATTTACTCATCTTGGCTCAATCGTATGGAAAATCTGGGAACCCAGCAGACGGATCGTTTCATGGACGAGTCTTTCGACACGCCTCCCGCCGCCGACCTGTGCCGGACCTACCATGTTTGGACATTGGAGAATAAGCCTAGATACCGTTGCGTGGATATCATGGACACCGATGATCCTATATACAGGATAGAGCTTAGCGATCTTCCTGTTATCAAGAGAGAGAATGAGGATCGTATGCGTATGGGAATGTCACAGGGATTACCTCCGGAGGAGATCCCATTGATAGAATACACCTATATAATAGATCAATATTGGCATTTCCAAATGCTATCACCGGACGGACGTGTACTTACCGAGTATGACACGCCTTATGAATATAAGTCTCACCCCTATATTTACAAGCTACACTATTTGGTGAATGGACGGACAGTTCCTTTTATTTCCGTTATCATAGATCAGCAACGATACATCAACCGGCTGATCATGCTTAACGACTTGGCTATCCAATCAGCGGTAAAGGGAGTAAAGATGATCCCTAAAGACTCCGTTCCGGACGGGATGTCCAATCGTGAGTTCGCCGAGCAATTCGTTGAGATCGGATCATTCATTTTTTACGAGCCGTCCAAGAGCGGGAACAAACCGGAGGTCATAACATCGAACTCTACCAATATCGGTACCACTGAGCTATTGCAATTACAATTGAGTTTCATAAACGATATAACGTCCGTGTCGGAAGCCTTGCAAGGGAAAACCCCGTCGGGATCAACAGCGGCAAGCAGATATGCCATGGAAACACAGAACTCCACTACATCTATCGCTACGTTACTAACCAAGTTCTCCACGTTCGAGGCCGAGATCGCTCGTAAAAAGATGAAAACGATCCATCAATATTATCAATCCCCAAGGAATATATCGATGGAGAGATCTGCGGGTTATGCCACTTATAATGAGTATGACCCGAAAACAGTCCAAGATATAGATTTCAAGGTCAACATCAAGGAATCTGCTGAATCTCCGGTAGCGAGAATGATGTTAAACGACTTGGTGAAGGAATTATGGATGGCCGGAGCCATTTCCGCGGAGCAAATGTTATCACTATCATATTACCCCGGATCAGACCAGATACTTCAGTCCATTCAATCCAACAAACAAGCGGTTGAGCAAGGTGGAAATATCCAAGGTATCCCATCGGATCAAATGAACGCGATCAACGGACATGTTGATCAAGATGCGCTCAATAAGGCACGACAAGCCTTGATGTCAGCATAGAGGATAAAGTGTAATGTCACTTTCTTTTCCCTTCTATGCTCATCAAGTACCTTATCCTAGCCTTAATCTCATGAAAGTTTATAGGCTCGAACGACAACGATTCTATAAGGCGGTCTATCTCCCGTCTTACAGAATCGTTTCTTTTCTTGTTATGTGATCGTGTCTTAGTCATCCATGGCACACATATAAATCCAAACCTTGCCTTCAGGAGCGTCATCGTCAAGGAAATAGAAATTTATAGCGTCCTCGATGATTTTCTTTTCAGCGTCATGGTCAAACCATTCCGTGAATTTAATCTCCTTGTCATGCCAGTTCGCGTTAAGAGCAACGTACACGTCCCATATGTTGGTATTTCCCGGTATGCTCATGCCTTTTATAGCGGTAGCCACCTGCTCCATATTCCAGTGCTCGCCTTTATGCTCTCCCGCCTTGCCTTTATGACGCATTGCCGCCACGTCCATCCTAGCAAAGCACTCATTATAATGAGACCCGCAAAAAACCTCATGTATATCACGTATGGCCTCGTCATACTTCTCGGGATCTTTTTCCTTTAGACACTCCATCGCCTCGTCCAGTTCTCCTATGGCCTCCCACATCTTTTTTTCGGATACCATCCCTTTTGAGTGGTAATCCTTCATCAGTTCTTTGTAACGCATGATCTTGCATTTTAAACATTAATGAATCAAGCGCCGGGAGCCGCTGGAAAGGTAGCGGAAATAGTCAATGGGGTAGCCAAACTTACACCGTAGGCACGGTTACAACACTTGACGTTCTCGGGCGTGACTTGGGTGACGAGAGGGGTAAGAGATATCGTGGGAAAAGCGCCAGCGGCCCCGATAAAAGCTACCTTGAATTGCTCGACCCATTGCTTGGTAACCGTCCTGCAGGATCCCTTGGGCGTATAAGCCACAAGTACGGCGGCATTGATCGTAACCGTCGTTTGCGTATTCACCGTACTTTGCTCGGCGACGGTGAAATTGACTATGCCGGTAGGCTGTACGCCATTGTCTGCGCAATAGGCCTGACATAAATTCTCCACTACATTAGTCAAGTATTGTTGGCTGGTAGCGGCGATCGCAATTGGTGTTAATTGAATCATGATCGTAATTATTATTGATTATTTATTTATCCACATCATCACCTTGTGGAATAGGTTCCTCTGTCAATACCTCGTATGAGCCGGTCTTTTCCGGGACCGGAAGATTGTAACGCAACAACGTCCTTAGTTCCTCCAAGTCATCGGTCTCGAACTCGACCTTTCCCTCAAACAGGGAAAGCCCGCCGTTTCTTATAGCGTCCTCCACCACCTTGTGCGCCAACTCCGGGATAGCCTCATCGGGGATGCCTTGAAGGTACCGAGCCAACATCGGCTCAACTAATGAGGATGACAATCCGTCTAGCAATGGGGATATCTCCTTGGATATGCTCCACATGGGACTTACCCAACCCGTGGAGCGTAACTTAGCGTCTATGTTCGCTATGAAAGGAAGTTGTCCCAACCGAGTTCCCAAGAGACCTTGGATAGCGGGCTGTGCCCACTTATTGAGCACAGCCGCCAGTTTTTGAGCGTTAGAGTACATGGTCATCATCAATTACATCCGCAACATCCCGTATCACAAACCTTACGCTGCGGGATCACCAACTCGCTCAATGCCGCTAGATCCGCGATCTGCTGTTGCATGCATTTCAATGTAGCGGTGTTAGTCCCATTGTAAACGGCTTGGTTCATGTTAATTGAGGCTTGTTCCTCCTTGTTCCTGTTGATGATTGTCAACAAGCGGTCATAAACATCCGCCAACTTTTGGTCAGTGTAAGTGTTGGATTTCAACAAGGCGATCTCAGAGTCCTTAGCGGAAATCTTATCCATCATCCCAGCCTCATAGCGGGAAATAGGCCTGTCTTCGGATGTGATTACCTCAACCGGACCGCCATATCCAGCGTTCCTTACGTTGCCACAACCACCCAAAAGATTCCCGGCGTTCAATCCCAAGAAAGAAGCGATACCTGCGGAAGCTCCCACGGTGTTGTAATTACCTTGGCCTTGCCCGGTGACACTGTACTCCTCACCATTCATTCCTTTAATTCTCATAACCTAGATTTTTTAATGATCATGTCCGGGTATCCCGGACACCACAAAAATCCAGAGAAGTCCATACCATGGGAAATATCTTGTTCCTAGCTTATTCCTTATTCATTCCTAGTTTGTTCCTGACCTCCCGGTCAAGCATATGTATCATCCAATTACGCCTTATCCTATCTGGAAAATCGTTCTTGATCCTATTAACGCCCCGTCTGGTAAGCCCTGTAAGATCGGCCACAACTTTCTCCGAGTACCCCTTATCCAAGAGTATTATAATGAGGATACCACGGGCGTTAACGCATTCCTCACGGTTAAATGACATCATGTCTACGGGATCAACCCCGCATACCTCACCAGCGATACAAATCACTCGCTTGTAAAACTCCTCGACCTTGTTCATTTTTTTGTAGATTTCATTAACAAAATAACGCCACGCATGTTATATAAGGGAAGCCCCGAATAAACACACATGGCTTGGCTATGTTTTCCTTCGTCCGGGTCGAATCAGAAGAAGGAATAGGGGCTTTATTCAATACCCGCCCCTATGGGTATTACTCATTACCAGATCCTATAGAATCCACCTATACCTACATAAGGTGATAGTCCATGCTTTCCGATCCCATAACCGGCTATCGCTCCGATTCCCCATCTACGGGGGGAGATCGTCTTGGTTATATACTCAGTCCTTCTATAAACCTCGATGTAGTCAAGATTAGGCTTATATCCGGATATCGACAGCCGGTAATCATCCGTCTTATACTCCTTGCTGGTTATGGGTACCGGAACATATACAGGTTCCTTTACCGTGTCACCGTCTAATGTAATGTAGACAGGAAAAGGCTCCGGTATCGTCCGCACCAATGTCTCATAGACTGGGTACGGAATGCTGTCGTGTATCGTATCCACCTTGGTAAACTTGCCGGTCTTGGATATCGAATCACTGGCCACATCCCCCCTGATATGGTAGCCAGCCGTGAAACTGGCTACCAAGCACACTAGTATTAATATTGCTTCCCAAGGTTTCATAGCTATATTATTAACCTATTCCTAAAAGGATTATCATTAAAATTGTAAACAAGACTACTATAAATTTAAACTCCGCCCAATCCCCGAATAGTTTTTCTAGGATATCATGAAACAAATTCATGCTACAATCCCCCAATCTTCAGCAAACACATCGCTGATAGACGGAACCCATGAATCCGCACATCCAGTGTTCTCGTTATAGATAAGGCATTGATTGGTATAGTCAATGAACCCTTTGCCTTTCAGAATAAGGTCTTTTGCAGATTGTGGAAGCGATTGCATCTTATGAATGATTTCGCTTTCGATATGTGCAGGAACTTGCTTGAATACTATCAAGCCTTTGCCGTTCCAGCCCTCACGCCTAATAGCTAATCCAGCTTTTAGGTATTCAATAGCTTGACCAAAATTAAGGCTACAACTTCCTCCGATGCCTGTTTCCATCTTTGTAGCTCTTTGATTTAGGATCTGCCAATAATTGCACATCATTCTGTATTGGACTTTAAGCATACCTTGCATAACGCTATCAAATTCCTTGAATTTATCGCTTTCAATAAACGAAGCAAGCCCGCTAAATTTCTTGCATAGCTCATCTGATTCAATTTTCATCCTATTCAAAGGAGTTTCAGTAAGTTTATACGCCTCCTCAAATGGCTCTGCTGGACTCCATGACTCGTAACCGTCTTGATACTTCACATGATAGCCAGCATTTGACTTCTCGCTTTCGTTAGGTACTCTTCCCGCTTTAAGCAATCCTTTCTCAAAAGCTTCGCCCATTGTCATAGGTTCTGCTTCAATCTGTTTTGTTCCAATATATTTTTTCATCTTATTTTACGCTTACCTTTACAGCGTTAGGTCTTATATTTTTAAAGTAGATTCCACCCAGCTATAACATCCGACATATCAGCCTCCCTACCGTTCTCGATCCGACTCATACCAGCGACAATACGGATCATCTGCTCACGACAGGTGATGTTCACAGGATCATCAGCCGGGATACCGGCGTAATCGGACACGGCCTTAACGTAGGCATCCGTATCATTCTCGTTTTCCGGTGCCCAGCGACCGATCATCTTGCGGATCGTGTCAAGTTTGTAATTCCGATAGTAATTCGACAGGATCTTGAAGATCGCCCGATAGCCATACGCCATCGTCTCGAACTGCTTAAACGACTTGTCCTTGCTCGGGCGTATCTCACCTTGGAACAAGTCACTGTTAATTCTAATGTTGCCCGGGTTCGCATTTCTCAGACCTCTAGGTAATTTTTTCTCTGCCATTGTTCTTCAATTTTATTTGTGACGCTTTGTTAACCTTTTCTATCCTTGCTCTTATTGAACTCTTCCAAGAAGTTGACCTTCTTGATAAACTTAACGGCGGCAACCCAATACAGGAAGGCTATCACCTTGTTATCCGGGAAAACCTTGCCCATGTTCTTTAAGACATTGGTCCCGTAGAACCATATCATCGCCCACGTGATCCAAGACACGAAAGCCTTGGCGTTATCCTCCGATATATCCATCATCACGCCTATCCAGAACGAGATAATTATGATCAGGAAATAGACTAGCATGTACACCCAGCTACGGATGAACTTGCTCTTCCGGAAATCCCCGTGATCCGCAGCCAACCCCCAGAACGTATCGATGAAGGCCAGCGACAGGATCACGACCAAGAAGTTCTCGATCGGCGACACGAAGTCCATCGCCGTGACAACGGCGGCTATGGCGATGGATTTTAACCATTTGGATATATCTGATATGTAGAATAAATAATACATAAATAGTTGTTTTTATATCACCGTTAAAACTTATTCACCAAATAAATAATAACATATTTATTTGGAATTCATACTAAAACAAATATTTAACAATGAAAATCATATAACAACTTATTTTTATCTACATAAAACTTTGCCTCAGTATAAGAATCGAACTCTTGGTACGTAATGCCAACCCCGGGTAAACCTCAGCACTGTCGCCTTGTTCAGTTAATGGAAGAATCATCCTATTCCCAATATGCAAAACCTTGAATCTTTTTAATAACTTATTCATATTATCTGTTTATTAATACTGTATAACCCTTATTTTGAAGATTTAACACAGCTTCATCCGAAGCGGAGGTTCTTTCACCTGTAGCAGAAATTAACTTTTTTGAAACTTTATCTGGCACAACACAAGCCGATTGATCAATAAGCATCTGATCAATGTTCGAGATTCTTGGAGATCCATTTATCGATATAATTTTAGCAGAAGAAGATCTTCTCGACCACGTAAAACTACACGAACTATTAAATACATCTAAATATGAAAGATTGTCTGGAACTTTAGCTAAGTCTCCTACAAACGAACCATCATCTAAAACAGCTGAAGTAAGATTTAACATCTTTGAAAATGAAGAAACATCCCCAGTTATGTGACTTAAAGATATCTCTATGAGACTTATGCAATCAATCAAAGAGCTCAGATTCCCTGAGATATTTGTACCATATAAAAAAAGATTTGTCAACTTATCGAAAGCTCCTAAATTAGACAGATCTCCACTTACTTTGGTATTATTAAGTGATATACTTAAAAGACCTTTAAGATCTTTAATAGCAGAAAGATTTCCACTTACTTTGACATTATTAGATAGAGAAAGATATTTTAAATTAATCATTCTATTAAAAGAGATAATATCGCCATACAACTCACAATTACTACCATAAAATAAAGCAAGATTATTCCATTTCAAAACACTACTTATATCCCCATAAATTTTTGTATTATTAATATTTACATTGATTATATTTGTTAAATTTGATAAATTGGATATATCCCCATAAATGGACGTACTTTGGAAATATATAGATTTTATATTATGAGATTTTTCTAACGCAATTATATCACCATACACATTAGTATTATTTGCATAAATATTCTCTATATACGGAAGATCACTAAACGATTTAATATCTCCTTTTAACTGAGAATTATTCATAGATATTTCTAAAAGATCTTTAGAATAATTCAATTCATCAACAGACATTTCTTTATTATTATTATAAGCCGTAAACTCTGTAGGAGTAAAAAACAATTTACATAACGAGTATTTTTTTATCAGCCCTATTTCTACGTCATTATTGCTTACATAAACTGATGTAGTCTCCCAAGCTTTCACAGATATCTCCTTCCCTTTGTTTTCTGTTAGTGTAGCATCTGTAAAATAGCCATCTCCAACAATATACAATGTTGCATTTTCTGTAAGATAAACAGAAAAACCTTGGGTAGATCCTGTCGGACTATCAACTTTATGAATTTTAAATCGCATTTCACCGATTTTTCTTAGGGAAGCATCTTTTACTTCTCCTTTTAATCTTGTTACTAAACACACATTCATGATTTTATGTTTTAATATTATTTATATTTATATATTTTATCCATATTAGATAAATTCTTATCTATCCATTTTTCTACCCTATAAATATTATCACAAAATTTAAATGTCTTTATAGGGGAGTATGTACTTATTGTATGTGGATTATTCGTCGGTAATGCGATCGTATTTTTTATACATTTAAATTTAAAATACCCCATAATTTCGTTTAATCCAAAGAACACGGTTTCTCCAACAGCGTATGAAACCGTAGCATCAAACGTTTCTTCATGTCCTATTTCAAAATTGCCATTATCATCCTTTACAATCTCCCAATAATCTATTCTAACCTCACTATTACTTATACAAGGAGTTTCTGGCCATTTACTATATTCTTTCTCAAAAAAACTAGTTCCAATACGCATGGTCCAATCTTTTAGCAATCCGAAAATATTTTTACTAGTTGCGATTCCAGCATCAGCTAGATTTGCGTATCTAGTATTTAATTCATCTGAATAATACTTTACTACATAACCATTTGGTAAATACAATGATGAGCTAATATGATTTGTAAGTACGTCTCTTATTAAAGTTCCTGAAAAATGAGCTCCAAAAGCCATGTCGCAATCGTACAAACCAACAAACCACTTAATACCATCGTACGTAAACCATTGCCAATTACTACTAAATCCATCTTCATTTCTGATCAAATCGGAAACGATCATGTAATCTATTATATTATCTTTGTCAAAATATACTTCATATACGGATTTAAATGTATTTAAATCATCTTCAGTCTTACCTGACTGCTCATATTTTTCCATAGCTGTTTTTATAACACCAATAGAATCAGAAAAATTATATATATAATTCTTAACTTCGGCGGTAATTCTAAGACGTTGTTCTATCTTACTAGTAATTATAGATCCGTCTGGAAGACTTCCTGTTTCAATCCAAGCATTAATTTCATCATACCCAGCTATTTCTTCTTGTTTTACATCTGCATCATACTCTTTACCTTGAAGCGTATATAGATTTTTGGGATTACGAACCTCAAATTTTTCCCATTTTATATTATTTCTTCCTCCAAAAAGTGTTTTCTCATTCAACAATCCATCTAGATGTACATTTTTAGCGTTATTTTTATCTAAATGATAGTTCTCTCTGCTTTTCTTTAATTGCCATGAGAAAATACCATAGAACGTCCCATTAAGATAACAAGCCACCGGGAACCCATCAGGAAAACATCTAGCTCCAGTATCCGTTTGTAACGAATAATCGTCAACAATAGGATTTCCTAAACTGGTCGCAGTAGCTTTTATCTTGCTCATATCAATAAGGGCTTTTTTCCATGGTCGATCCGAGGTATTCCCACGACTTTTAACTATTTGATCATACAATTTATAACAAACCGGACAAACACCACGAAAAAAATCAGTGTAATAAGCCTTCATATGAAAGCTATCCTGTGGGACCCATGTTCCAAACCTTATGTTTGGAGTATCATCACCTATCCATTCATCATCACAGAAATCAAATGATGCATTTTTTTTAATGAACTGCATACTGCTGTTACCTTGGGCGTTTGCTACAACTCGTTTTTTAAAATAATTACCTTGCATGTCCCAAAATTCTAACCACGCATTTAAGTCTTGACCCTTTTGTGTTGGCATGGAATCAATACCTGTAATATTTATTATAGCAAAACGAGGCTCTGGTATTTGAATAAAAGAACTATCACTCCAATCTATAGGGGTTTTTACATCAAATCCAATATCCAACAAATATTTTTTTATATCGTTTACACTATTCCCCTCTAATTCGATATTACTAACAGACAATGTTTCTACTTCTAATCCACGCTCATGCTTAACACCATCCTTATCCCTATATGATAAAATTTTACCATCATTGTCTAATGTAATCTCTAATCTATTTTCAAAATCTTCTTTTTTATCTATTTCTTCTAATATGGTTTCTGATTTTAAATTATACAAATAGTGGCTTCCGTCTGGAAAAGTAGCTCCTAATATTTTATATTTATCGTCTAGCTCCACTTGGAGAAACTCTCGAATATCGTAATCCCATTGTACCGGATATGATTTATTAGTATCATCAATCATGCTAATAATTTTATCTATATCTTTGATTAAGTCACGATTCAATATTATGGGATGACCATCATCACTTTTAATTCCAAACAATAATTTACCATTTGAATCTATAATGGAATAGATGTATTCTTTTTGTTGCTCTTGAGTAGTTCCAGACATTTCAATCAAGCTCGTCTCCCTTGCGTCCGTGCCAATCCACGCCCCCGCCTCATGATCAACCGTGAACTCGTACAAGAGACCGCCGTAATTAACGATCTCGCCTTTTACGTAGGGCTTGGTATCGGAGAAGACTGGGTACGTGTCTAGGCCGACGATGGATGAAACAGCCTTTTGGCTCATGACCTCCGTCTCGCTATTCCCGATCGTCTGAACCACACCGGCGGCTATGCTTTGGAAAACCCCGTTATCCACCCATCCTGAATCGTTATACACGTACATCCGGTATATAGGATTCTTATGTTCCGTGTCCTTAGCCGCGTACGTAGGGCCTACCATGTAGATATCACCCTGTTTCACGCCCGTAGAGGGCAGGGCTGAAGAGGTAGCGACATACTCCTTTATATATAGGTCTTGCGTGAACGGCTTTGACAGGTCAGACCATGTTTTCTGATCCCGTGATATCTGGATCTTATTGTCTTGAAAGCGGAACCAAGCGGCGATATACTCAGAGATCTCATTCCATACCTCTCCATCATACGAGTATTGAAGCTTGTTATTAACCGTGCGAAGCATGGGAGTAAGCCCGTTATCCCCTTTAGGTCCCTGTGCCTTGAAGCCGGTATCAACTCCATCTTGAAACCAATTGCCGTTAGAGCCTATGGTTATGTTACCCCCGACCGGGAGGGTGTCCGTTATCCTAGTCCAAGAGGAGTCAAGACGGAAGAAATCATCGGCGATACAAAGATCATAGGTGAGCTTCTCGGTTATCGTCTCCTCGTCAAGGTTCTTGTAAGTGATTATGATACCCTTCCTTCTCATCCAGAAAGGCAATTGTATACGGGTACCCCCCGCCGATCCCATCCAAGGCAAATACACGTTGTTGCATTTCCACAATATGGAATCAAGCCTCTCTTTCGTCCTAGCGTCATATACGGCCTGAATGTATGTCAACGGATAGATAGGAAAACGCTCGTTCTTATCCTTGGCCAGCTTGTCTAGCTGCTGTACGCTATCCCTCTCGTAACCCTCGCAAATATCTTTTCGCTCTTCCATGATGTATCGTGCTTTAGTTCGTTATACGTAAAATATGTTGTAGCCGGCGTTAAGTCTCAAGATCAAATCAAGGTCGTTAGCCTTTGACCAATCCTCGCCTTCCTTCTTGTAAAGGGCCAGCTTGAATACGCTCGTATTATCCAACTGATCTAATTTGTAGATGTTCCCGGCCAGATAGAAAGGCTTACCTACCCTTATGCGCTGATCGCCGTTCTCCGTAAGATCGATGTTCTTACGGCCTTTGTACAATGTCCTTACCTTCGGCTTGTAAACAGAGAATACAAGCTTGAATATCTTTCTGATGATTTTGTATATGAATTGTCTCATGATTATAATGTTTTAATGGTTATACGGTAGCTCCGGTGGCATCGACCCAGTTAGTTCCGTTCCACCATTTCGGTTTATTCAATGTTGTGTCATATAAGCATTGACCTTTAGCGTACGTTCCTGAAATTTCCGATTTTATAAAATCTTTTAATATACATCCGTTTGGCAATATTTTTGTATTATCAAGTACTATTTTACCTCCATGCAAAGTTCCACCATCAAATTTCAAGGTAATATTATTTGGTAAATTTAGCGTGTAATCATCTTCTAAAACAATATTATTTTTTATAACATATGTCACATTATTTTCTGTAATAAAATTCATAAATGCATACTTACTAGGTATTGGAATATTATTTAAAAAAACACTTCCATCAATATTCATAAACATGTCTCCAACCCAGAAAACAGTTGATGCAAGATCAATAATATAAAAACTTATTCCTAAGTCATTTTTAGATAATTTAGATTTTAAACCTTCCAAATCCCCATAATATATTTTCCTGTTAATGTGAGAATATCCATCATAATCCACAAGTTTTTTTTGAAAAGAATCCCATATCGCTAAAGTTTTATAATTTACATCATAAAACATCTTACCCCCAAAGTTGTTAGGTAACACAAAATCAGAGCTAGACTCCCCTTCAATATTTTTAAACATTTCATTTTTAGGAAATTTTACATTAGAAGGAATTTTATCGATGTTGATTATTTCACATTTCAACGTAGAAACCTTTGAACAGACATTACCACTAATTGCAGGTCCAGAACCAGAGCTTTCTCCTCTTTTTATTATACTATACTTTATATTTGAACTTAAAAATATATCATTAGTTATTACTCCGTCTATTCTATCGCCTTCAATATCTCCTCCATTTGCCAAATAAATTACAATTTTATCATTTTCAATATTTGGATACGATAACACAGATATCTTATTATACATACGGGAATAAGAGGTAGTATCGCTTCTGTTATATATTTTTGTATCCACCAGACTGGATCTTGTATTTCCTAGAAGATATTTAGTTTCATTAATATAATAGAATCCATCAATCATAGTACTTATAACCTTAAAATCGACTTTTCCATATAAAGGCGTGTCAAAAGTAAATTTTATAGCTTGAGCTTTATCTATTCCCAACTCGAATAAGGTTTCATACTTAGTATCTTCAGGATATGTACAGTTTATAAATTTATTATCGTATTCTTTTGCTTTTGCTATAAGGTATGGGTATAATTCTCCAAACTGACAATTCTCATAAACTACATTTTTCGAGTAAACCCAAGAACCTATTCCGTTATCATGAGAACTAAGTTGTGGTATATAACAATTATTAAACTTCAACCAATATGTTCTATTAATTCTTAATGGTGCAGTAAACATACAATTATTTATTACGACCCCATATTCTGTAGAATCTTCATTGGTGCAGTCAAAAGAAGACACATCATATTTATTTCTATAAAAAGTACAGTTGGACATAACTGTGTTTTTATTAACAGCATTTTTGTTTATGCTTATATAATCACTTTCAAAGTCTATACCACATCTTGGAGCAGTTCCCCTTATTTCATCCGAACCATTTCCTTCAAAATAACAATTAACCAACTTTACATTGTGCCCCGCAGTCCAAATACCATTTCTTCTATTGTATAGTATTTTTACATTATCGATTTCCACATTTTTACAAGGAGGTCCAATAATACCTTCCGTACTAGATATATATTTCACTATTTTAGGTACAATAGCGATTCCATCACCAAAACTCTCTCCTATCGTTAAATCTCTTAATATTATATTATTGCAAGATGCAAACATAAGTACTTCTCCATATTCTCCATAATATGTAGAATTATCCACAAAAGGAACAGAATAAGAATGGGATCTAGCTTCTCCCAAAATACTCCCAGAACCTGTTATTGTTATATTCTCCTTATCCTCTATATAGAATAACATATACGCACCTTGATTGGTCGATAACATTTGTATCCTGTTATTCATTATCCAGTGAGTATTTGAAGTAAACACATCAAATACTCTTAAGAAAGAATATTCTTTCGTGTATAATTTAGCATAATTAGGTCTTATATGTGTACCTAAATTAGCATTTCCGTTATATTGTAATGAAATTCTATAAGTCCTATTCTCGTCAAAATGTATAACATTATAAAAAGAATCATCAGACAAAGCAAATATTTGTTTAATCAGATTATTACTAACATACTCACTACTATCATTAAAGTAAAACCATCCATCATAAATATTTTTCACTTTCCAATTTCCTTGTATTTCTATTTGATCTCCAAATATCATACAATCTTTCTTACTTGATATTTTTGTTTTATTTCCACATACACATCCATTCCTCAAACTCCCCCCTTGGAAATCCAGCACACAATTCTCCGGCACCTCGATCGTCTGCCCGGCTAGGCAGTAGTCGTACTGGATGATGTAGATGGTATTAGGCTTTCTCATCATATGTTGCGTGAGCGTGTTCACGCCGTTCACGTAATGCTTCCGGAGGTACACACGTCCCATGCCGGAGTAATCCTTCGGGGCGTATTCCTTATCTTTCAACTTCAAGGTCCGATTATCCGTCACGGTTATATCCTCCTCGTCCGGAAGATTAGTGATGCTCTTGTTACCGATCAATTGCTTAGTCGCCTCGGAAAGATCGTCCGGATCGACGGAACCGGGCTTCAAGTCCGTTACCTGTTGGTTGGTGATGTCGATTATCTCGTTCCTCAATCCCCTCCGGGTGATATACGTATCACGGATAACGTTACCCTCATGATCTCTCCAAGCACGGTCTACCGTGATCTCCGGGGTAAGGTCGATATCCGGCTTGAAACCGGCGGGACGAGCTGATACCGGGGCGTGGCTCTTGATCTCATCAACGACATCCCCCATATTATTAACCTTTTCCTCCGCTTCCTCCACACGATCACCAAGTTTTTCCGTATCTTTCCGAATATCCTCTATGGCATTGTCTTGTGCCTCCAGTTCATCAGTAATGGCCTTTTGGCTCATGGTATCAACCTCGCTATCACCACGGGAATCGAGCACGCTTACGTAACGCTCATGCTTCAGCCACTCTCCTTCCGTACCGTTCCAGTCCCCACGTAATACGGCCAGCTCATATGAGGACAAGCCATCATATCCATAAGTGGCGGTAGAGGTCTTTACTTTCAGCACGACGACACCTTCTCCTATATTCGTAGCCTCGTCCTCAAATTCGGTAATAGAGAAAAGATCCTCTTTCTTGGAGCGGCATACGCTTCGTGTATCAAAGACATGGTCCATATTCTTGACCCATATCGCCTCGATAGAGTAAGTTCCTTCTTCCAACCCTGAAGGAATGTCTACATAAAGCGTACCTTTGTCCGCTCTCGCTTGAAGTAGATATTTCTCCCGATTGCCTAATAGAAAAACCTTTACATTAGATCGGGAGAAATCCTCTTTCACCGGGCTTATCCCCTTGTAAATAGTCCACTCTACCCGAATTAACCTGTCCTTGAATATGTATACCATGATTCTATAGTCTTGTTATTGATTGGAGTTGGCCCCGGATGGATTGACACCCATAAGAACCAACGCTTGATTAAACATACTGTCCGCATGCTGATCCCTGTAAGTAAGCAACGTGAGGCCGGATATATAATAGATCAGCGCCTTTTTCAGCTTGGGGCTTACCTCCAAGCTATCCGTTATATCCTCGTCCGTTATGATCCCGATCTCGAACGTGTCGGATTTATCCTTCGCCTTATATAGCTCCAATGTCTTACCCGGCCTCATGGTCAACGCCAGTTTAGGTCTTTCCCATGTCCCCGTTGCGTATGGATCCGACAGCGTGGCGTATTCCTTATCGTTCCAATAGATAGGATCTGAAATAAATAAAGGCCATGATGATAGCCTAGCGTAACAAATCCGAGAGTAGTTCTCCGGCAAACTTACATGAGCGACAAGATCGTCCTTTATGGTTCCGTCCGTTATTATCTTGTTCGGTTCCAGCAGGCCCCAGTCCGCGTTACCGTTCACGAAGCGCAACGCCTCCGATATCTTGGACTTGATAATCGTGTCCATTTCCTCGTTATCCTGCGTTCCTAGGAACTCAGCGTCATTAAGCCCGATCTCGTCTATACAGATCTTGACCTCACTCACTATGTCGCTCACGCTAATTTCCATATCATTTCATGTTCGGGAACGAGACACTTAATTTATCCTTTAACTCCTCAAGCATATCATCGTTCTCCACCTTATAGCCCATCTTGGCGAAATAGTCGATAGCGTCATTCACGTTCTTTACGGTCTTGACCTCTTTCACTTGTTCTTCCCGGCCTCTCGAGTTCCTCATGACCGAGACACCAGACACATCATCGTCTTTTAACGTAGAGACGATCCGGATAGACTTACCAAATCGGCAATCATTCTCGATAGCGTCTTGTACGAAAGGGTTGCTAGTCCGTAGCAAGGCGTTCTTGCCATTGATGAAATTACCGCCCTTGAACTCCATACTAACCCTTGTGCCGCAATATATAGTACGGAGCATGCAATTATCCTTGCCTACCAACTCATATGTTTTCGTGATCATTCGATTGATTTTATTAGACCCACCGTGCGTTTGCTCCGGTGGGTCTTGTTTGACAATATTACAGTTTACACGTTAATCTCTCCCTTGTATGGTTTCCATGCGGTACCGTCATATACATACAATCCGACGGCGTGCGTATCGTCCGCTACGGTTAAGTAAACCACATCGTCCTTTTTCGGTGTAGATACGGAACTCAAGGAAGCCACGCTGGAAACTACTGTGTCAAGCATAGACAGCTTATATCCGCTCACTGTCACGTCCGGACCGATCAGCATCGAGTTATAACCCGTAAGCATCAAGCAGTCATCCTGAATATAATATTGGGATTTGGCCTCCCGTACCTCACCGCCTTCTCCCTTGGAATGATCCACGGTAAGAGTCTTTCCTTTTTGGTAGTAATAACGCTTGGCCTCGGACATCGGGAAAGCGACGGCGCATTCCTCATATCCAAGATCGTCAAGGGCGTGCTCGACCTTGAAGTTCAACTTTCCGAAAGTGGTCTCGAAAGAGGAGATATCAATACCGATATTCTGTTTCTTGACGAATGAGATATCCTTATGTTTCGTGAAATCGATGTTCAGCAACTTCTCGATGAACTTGGTACCGCAATACACGTCCATCTCGTTCGTGTTCGAGTACTTCCCGAAAAGCATACGGGTGATACCGATAAGGTCGGCGAACTCCAATGTCGAACCGATCTGGTAACCCAGCCGTAATTGTCTCAACACTCCTTTTTGGAAATACACGTATTCTGTACCTGTTTTCTTGGAGCCATACTTCAAGGACTTAGTTCCTACGCCGATCAACATCGTGCGCGTGCATTTCTTGCGGAAATTAGACAAAGTCCAATCCTTCAAGTCTTGCACGTTCCACTTCGCCTTCTTGTTGATACGCTCGAAGAATTCCGTCCACGTGATCGGGCATACCTTCTTCTGCAAGTAGGCGATCTCTTTCTTGGGATAAGCGGAATCCGGGGCGATCTCAACCTCGCTCTCGCTCATTGCCGGTGCCATGATATGCAATCCGGTGCCCGCTTTCAAGTCCGGCACATACATGTTCCCGCTATCATCCAACGGGCCGTTAAGGGCGGCAACCATAATACCGTTAGCCTTATCCGCCGATACGACATAGAGAACCAACGGACTTCCGTCTGAATTGCCCGCCTCATCATATCCGGTCACCCCGTCCACCAAGACGGTGTTGCACTCTGCGAATAACTTCTCGTCATTCTTGTACAAGCTAAGCTTTACCTCAGCGTCCTTGTCCGTGTTGGTCACAGCCGCCTTGGTAACGCAATCCATTATAGCCTCGCCAATATTGTAATGCTCCGGTTCCTTCGTGTTGACATGGACTTGCTTGGCGAGCTTGAGGAAATCCGTGTGCATGGGATATTTGTACGCCTGGAATTTACTGACGTAATCCTCTACCTTGTTCTCGGCCAGATCAGCGTCGGTGACCGCGGATCCGGTAGCCCCCTGCCCCTGCTGGTCAATACCCTTACCCGCCGCGTCCGGGGTCGCGTTCTCCAACGGCTTGCCATCATTGGGATCCGTATCACTTCCATTCCCCCCGATCTCCACGGCCATAGCCGCTCCACCGGTCAATACCGCCAAGACAAAGAACAAAGCCTTGACCCAAAACATCTTGTCTTTAAATAATTTATTCATCGCAAAAGTATTAATTGTTATTATTCTTATTATAAAAAAGGATTGTTCACGTCTTGCGTAACCGGCTTCTCCTGCCGTGCTCCTTGCCTTCCTCTCGGTCTTTCCTGCTTACCGCTAAGATCCTTTAACTTGTCGGTAACTTTCTTGTTGATCCCTTCCGCAACGCCTTCCTCCCGAGCGGCCTCCACGTCTTGGTTATAATTCATTCCCTTGGCCATCATCTCGAAAATAGACGGGTCCAATTTACCGACGATCAAGTCATCCATGACTTGATACATCTTGCCTATAACCTCCTCCGCTTGATCATCGGAAAGGCCCATCTCCGAGGCTTTCGCCCTAATCGCTTCCACGCTAGCCGGCATATTCTCCGACATTTGTTTCTCGATCTCGTCCTGTTTCGCCAGTTTCTCCAAGTAAGCGTTATGAGCGTCGGCCAGCTTTTGCGAATAATCGGGATCATCGGCCAAGGCTTTTAAGTCAAGCCCCTTATTCTGTACCATCCACACCACGGGATCGAAATCATCCTGATCCCTAGCGGCTACCATCAACTCGGCGAAAGCTGGACTCTTCGATAGGTTCTCCCGCATTTTCTTAGAGTTTCCCTCATAACCCTCATACTCGTCCATGAACTGGTTGACCGAGCCGTAGTAAGCCTCCTCGTCATCCATGTTAAGATCCGGATTCCGTTTGGCGTATCTCTGTCTGAATCTCTCTTTGTTAGATATATCTGCCATACCTTAATCGATTTTGTTTTAGGCAAAGGAAAATAATAAGGTATATCCGTTTTGTTATTTTGATTATTTTATTTAACCCATGAACCCTAAGAATAATCAAACATGTGAATCTATTTTTTATCTTTGTGATGTTCACCAAAACAAGCGTTCTTTATGGTTAATGGCGTAGATTTCATCCCAGAGCGGGACATGGAGCTTTACGAAGCTTATAGACGTGCTTTGAAGATGAGGGAAGTGAAATCCCACCGAGAGGCGGTAATGAGGGCTATATCCTCACATGCCTCTAGGTTCTGGATCTCCACCCTTCAAGCGTATAGGGGAATCCTGCTGATCAGGAAAGGGAAGACCAAGGAAAAGGGTCGATCGATCAGGAACAAGATGATCGATGACATTTATGAGATTTACAAAGAGCTGGAGAAAAAGAGAGAATTCAAGGGAAGCTCCGTTTATTTCATCACCTCTTTCGCGGTCTATCAAACGGCCCCCTGTTTTTACATATCCTATTCACGGGCGTTGGCGATAATACAACGCATCAACCGGGAAAGGAAAAATGGAAGGTAAGCTAAAAAGACTGATTCCTTCATTAATAATCGCCTTGACAAGCGTCATGCTCCAACTCGCAGGTAAACATTTCTATTTCGATACCAATTCCATACCATACGACCATTTCCTTTACACGTTCACCCACGCAAACATCTTTCATTTATCATTAAATCTTATCGCCTTATTCCAGTTTAAGCCTCGTGTGAAAACATGCCTGATCGGTTACGTGTCTTGCGTCTTGGCCTCGTTCGTACCACTAGCCTCATTGCCGGTTCCTACATGCGGCATGTCCGGATTTATCATGGGATGTTACGCCCGCAGATATCACGCCTATAAGCTAAGCCTTTGGAGAATAATATTGAGCAATATCGTCATGGCGTTTATCCCCTTATTCAACTGGAGGATACACTTGCTGTCATTCCTAATAGCCTATATCATCTATGGAGTCATACAGAAAATTAGCGTTCACGGAAGAGGTTGAGTCTATATTGGCCGAGAATAACAAGAGGCTGAAAAATATATTCGGCACGCACGACCAATTCACGGGGCGTGGAATGGAGGGGCATAGCCATAGGGTTGTCATAGATGATTACCCCATAAGGGTGCAGTGGCTTACCGAGGAGGTTTTCAAGAACGATCTGTATCAAGATGTTCTGAAAGCTGGTTCCATAAAGGACTACACGATAAGGTTCAACGAGCTGTACCCGGATTCAGATGGGATAAATGAGGAGGATGTGGCCAACATGCTATTTTGGGCTCGTTGTTCGAGAGACCCGTCCTTCGCCTTTTTCTCGTTATTTAAGATCAAGTCGAAAGAGGCGGGAGAAATGATCCCCTTCGAGCTTAATTACGCCCAACGTTACGTGCTATCCGTTCTGGAGGAAATGAGGCATAAAGGAGTCCCGATCCGTATAATATTATTGAAAGCCCGGCAATGGGGAGGTTCCACCTTGGTACAGCTTTATATGGCGTGGATACAGCTATTCGTCATGGAAGGATGGTATTCCGTAATTATAGCCCAGACGAAAGATACCGCCAAACGTATCAAGGCCATGTATAAAAAGGTTCTCGATAATATCCCGGGATTTATATATGGTGTTGACAAGCTACAATTCGCCCCTTACGAGCATTCGGCGTCCGACTCCATAATCACCGACCAGTCCGGGAACAAGGTACGTGATAACGTGATAACCGTGGCATCTTATGAGAATTTCGAGTCAACACGTGGTATGGACTATGCCATGGCCCACTTCTCGGAGGTAGCCTACTGGAAAACAACGGACGGCAAATCGGCGGAGCAGGTTATAACAAACATAGACTCGAATATATTGGAGAGACCGTTGACCATGGAGATCTCCGAGTCTACAGCTAATGGCATGGCCGGTTATTTCTATGATGAGTACCAAATGGCCAAGGAGGGCACTTCATCCCGTAAGGCGCTATTCATACCGTTCTTCTTTATCGAGAACGACATGATAAGATTCAAGGACAAGAAAGAGACCCGGCTTTTCATACTGGATCTATTAGAGGGAAGGGATGTCACGACCTCCCCTAATGACAATAGCGAGCCGGGACAGTATCTATGGTCTCTATGGGAAAAAGGAGCTACGCTGGAGCACATCAAATGGTATATCAAGAAAAGGGCCTCGTTTCATGATCACGCCTCGATGGCATCCGAGGCACCATCCGATGATGTCGAGTGTTTCAAGTATTCCGGTAATCTCGTGTTCAATATCTACACGATCGAGGTGATGCGGGAAAGATACGTATCACCCCCAGAGTTCATTGGCGACATATCCCAATCAGAGAAGACCAAGAGGATAATTCTCACCAAGAATCCGAACGGCCTGTTGAGAATCTGGAAGAGGCCCGATGATACAAGGACATCCAACGAGTATCTTGTCATCGTCGATGTCGGTGGACGTAGCAAGAACTCAGACCCCTCATGTATAACAGTGATAAACAGATGGAATTTACGATTCAGTGGAGGAAAGCCGGAGGTGGTAGCCAGATGGCATGGCCATATACGATACGATTGGCTCGCCTACAAAGCCGTCAAGATCGCCAGATACTACAAGAACGCCCTTCTCGCCTTCGAGAGCAATACGTTTGATAAGAAAAAATCAGAGGCATCCGAGTTCGTGGAGGAAGGCGATCATATTCGTGGCATACTGAAAAAGATAGAGGATATCTACCCCAATCTTTACATGCGAGCGGCGACGGATCCCGAGGACATAAGGAACGGCATATACAAGAAGATAGGCTTCCAGACCAACAAAAAGACCAAGCAGGACATGGTAGATAATTTCATAGTGGCGTTCGAGGACGATATGTTCATAGACCCGGATGAGCGCATGTATAAGGAGGCATCCAAATACGAGCAACGTCCGGACGGTAGTTACGGGAATATTCCCGGTCGTGGCAATCACGACGATATATTGATGACAGACATGATAGGAGCGCTCATATCAGAGGATATGCCTAAGCCTTCTATAATCAAAGAAGAATCAACGGGATATCTCGATTCATATCCAAAAAATGAGTCGAGTTTATAGCGTGCGCATGAACGTTTCCCCTGTAAAAATCAATATTAGATAAATAAAATACGACTTATTTTTTACTAATATAAAATAAAGAGAGTATATTCGCGTAGTCACTGATTAGAATATAAGACGTGACACACATTGTGGCGTTAAAGATATCGTCTCCTATAAAGACCTAAATTCCCCAAATTTATAAACATAACAGGGAGCCGATAGCAACAATACGCCCACGTTATTTGTATATATAATCTATATATAAGACGTTGGCCGTTGCTTACTACCTGTTATGTTGGCGTGGGGACGCCGGGTCTTGGTAGTTGCGACGGCGCCACGTTTTTTTATGCGTATATGGTATGTTATATATTTATAACCCCTTATGGCTCTCATCCGTGATGGACCGGAGTCATTACTTAAAGATATTACACTAGGTTGTATTCATAAAATAATTTTATCAATGTCATACCGCTCTTTCGTGAGAACCAGAGGTATATTTATGTCAAGGGGATAGCTTTGGAGGATGGGGGCACACTCCTTTCCTTATGGCATAAAATATAGTTTGAATAAATATTTCCCGCTTCCCTTGGGTGGTATTGGGAAGCATTTTAAGACGGATATACCCACCGTTGCTATTCCGGGAGGATCGGCAATGATGATTAAGTATGTCTTTGTTTAGATATGGATTTAGATATTACAAACGCTCTCGTTCGTGAGAATCGGATCGTTTAAGGTTGTCTGAAAACCATTCATATAGATTATAGTTAAATAATAAAAACTCCCTTGTCCGTGAGGATTTGGGGAGTTTTCTATTTTAGATACCTCAAAACGATCAATAGCTTCATCCCATAGGAAATATACTTCGTTAGCAGAGCAAGTACGGTTCTAAAACAAATTAACTTTATTACCTATCCAAGGGAAAAAGAACGTATAAACCGAAGCGAACAAGAGTAATAAACAAGGTGTATGAAATTCCGTTGATAATTGAATGCAGAACAACCATAGCGATATGAATGCCAATGTTGAATATAATGAAAGCCGGAAAGCGCTATCTCCTCTTTTCTTAGAAAATTCATATACAGTTCCTATATAGTACAAAAAGAACGGTATAATGACCCTAAGCCATGTAGATACGCTAAGAACTTCCATATAAGTATCAAAAGCTTTTACATACACATGATTCTCATCGCTAAATTCGGATGGAGATGGAATATAAAAAAACGCTATCACTGAAAGCAAAGCGGGAACAAAAAAAGGAATATATTTCTTCTTTATATTTGGCATAGTCTTAAAATTTTATCCTAAAAGATCCTTCTTGTTCCAATTCCAAGCACAACTACACTCATTGTTATCATAAAGATAAGGCTTCCCGGTTTTATCATTAAACTTTATCTTTATACTTACCGTGTTTTCATTCTTCTTTATACATCCTTCATAAGCCGCCTGATCTATTTGCTGTGGAGTGAAAGAGAAGAACATATTACGGGAAATCCCATGATCATCATACCTTGCTACAATAATATATCTTATTTGTGCGGACATAAATTGGTTGAACCTATCTGTTTTTATCTGCGCATAAACACGCCCATCCTTTATGGTCGTAGTCTTTACCTGTACATAATAATAGATATTATCCTTTACCGCTATTATATCTACGCCCTCATCGACCATCATCCTATTTGCATTGTAACCGGAAAACAACAGCTCTGATATCACGGCGCATTCTCCGGCGGTGCCTGTATACTCCACGCTGGGCAATAGATCCACTATAGGTTTAGGATCTGATCTTTTTTTTCTCTTACTATATTTACCGTTAGAATATTTGAGCTCGGATTCGTCCCCTCTTCTCTTATCTATGGATATAAGTTCAACCACTTTATTTTCTATACGACTTCTCTCTTCAGAGTCAACTATTAATTCATCAGGATGAATTAATGAAACTATTATGTCTTTTATTTCTTTCATCCGCTTCGAGTCTGAATAATTTTTAAATACAGACAATATCAGCTCTATAGTCACATCTTGCTCAATAGGCATATCAATATTTTCTTCCATGGTAAAATAGATTTAGGTTTCACAAAAGTACTTCATTATTTTACATGAAGTATATTATACAATCTGTTTGATAACATATAGCGGGTGACACCAACGTCACCCGCCACTTCTCCTATTTACCATTAGCTATCTCATTCATCATAGCTTTCAAATCGTATAACTCCATTTCCAATCTTTCATCATCTACCTTCTTCAAATACTCACCCATTGATTGATACAATTTGTTAAGATTATTAAACTCTACATATCCACGATATTCATCGCTCATCATAAGATCATTCAATTTTTTCTGATACTCTGCTATATCAAAACTATCGTTCTGTGGATTAGACAATTCTTTACGATATCCTCTCAATCTTTGTCCGATCTTATCCATTTCCTCCAAATTCTCATAATAAGCGTTATCTATGGCTTTCTTTTTCGTCCGCTCATCACCACTCTTTATAAGACGGTTCCCGACAGGGATATTCCTCCAGTCAAAATCACGACTACCCCAAGCGGTTTCAGCGGATTTGACCATCTGGGAACGTGTAGCCTCAATACCTCCGAAATAGCCGTCCAATATATGTTCTATAATGGCTGGGTTTAGGTTAACGGTACCCGTAGTGTATTTATCTCCTCCGGTCAGTTCATTGGCATATTTAGTCATTACCAATATAGCGGGATCCACGCTCTTAAAAGCCTTTGTCCATTCCGGCATACCCTTGTTGAAGTCGTTATCCTTATATAAAGGCAAACCTGTCCAATCCTTGTTATCTCCGGCCTCAATCAATGGCTTTACCGAGCTTGGGACGAAAGCGGAGAATCCTCCACCTCCCTCCATCATGTCCAAAGGGAGAACCTGTGACATTTGCTCCGCTATCTTCATGGCCATCTTTTTATCGGTATACTTCTCCTTTCCGGAAACTATTCCAGAAGACATTTCTCCTAGTCCATATATAGCCCTTAACTCTATGGGCATAGGAATTGTAATCCAATTTCCTCCACCGTTACGGAAACAGATATTATTACGTCTCACGTATTCCGGAAGATCGTAGTAATCATCATCTTCATCATCCCCAAAAGCGGCAGCGATCATAGGCATGATAGTGCCAAGTAAATAGAAAGAGGACGCTAACCCCAAGAATTTCTTGGGATTATCCTTGGCCAGCCTTCCGAAATTATACATACCTTGTACACCAGCGTTCCAAAACACATACATGGATCTTGACAATCCGGACGTGAAAGCGCTAGCGTTACCTATCTTGGTCTGCCCCTCAGTATTCAAGAATTTTGAACCCGCCCCTTTCTTATTGAAGTTTACGGATATCTCCTTAGCGTCATAAATGGATTTATCCATGCTCCGCCCTATTTCCCTAGAAGTAAGGAATGCGGCGAACCTAGCGCAATTCTCGACGCTCTTATTGAACAAGTCCATCCATTCGCCTAGTATTTTCAAAGCCTTTCCGATAGATACCTTTTGCTTGGAGTATTGAAGCTCTTTTTGGATCGCCTTCTTCTTGGCTTCCACGTCTCTCAAATTGGTGTATCCGGTCTCTCCTCCTCTCATTACAAAATCATGGTATGCCTTATTCAAGGGATCGCTCATATCCAACGTACCGTTCTCATACCCCTTGACCAGACGATACATATTGATCGGGTTTACCATAGCGAAATTCTTATTGAACTTCCAAGCATAAACAGGACTTTCCTTGACCCATACGGTAGTATTCGAATAAAGCGCGTCACGAAGGAAGTTACTTACCATGAAATTAGGGTTACGTGTCGTAAAGTTAGCCGCCAAGTTACGGTTCAGCCATCCAGCGTATCTCTCCACGGTACCGAACCATCCTTTCGTATTATCCGGGTTTGTAAGCCCGTTCAACGCTTGAGCGGCCCTTGGGTTCCCGTTTATGGTAAGCAAGTATTCTTTGCCGGCTCTCTTTACGATCACTTGATGCTCCTTCAAGTCCTTTGGCAATATCTTGTAAGGTATCCCTATAGCATCCCTTGAACGCCTAACATTAGATCCTTTTTCATTGGATAGCTCCTCCATGCGTTTGTTGAAAGATTCCACGATAGACTCCACCTGTTCCGGATTAGCGTTAGATGGTATATCCGGGAAAACGGCGATCCACTCACCGGAAGCCTCGTCAAGACGAACCCACATTTCGCTTACGCTCACGAGATCCGTCTTATGGTTTTGTACCATTGTCAAAAACTTTTGCTTCATCAAGTTCCTATTCCCTTGCATGATTCCGCTCTCTGCCATATTAGCGATCGTCGCTATAGGATCGTCAGCCTTGCTCTTTCGCCCAACGACAGTCTTTATAGGGGCGTTGAACGTCTGGCTTTCGGATGTAAGATAAGCGTAAACCTCATCTGCCGTAGTTTCCTCCCATCCACGCAAAGGCACATAGAACTGATACATATCGCTGATCGAATCAAACGTATTTTGGCTCATAAGCCCGCTATCCCGTTGCTTTGCCAATATAGCGTCAGTGGCTCTTTTGACAGAGGCCGATAATTCCGATGTATCATATCTTGACTCGTAATCCAATACGTATCTCCTTGCGGAATCCGGATCATACCCCGTATTATCCTCGTTAGGATACATGGACGTGAATCCGCTGAAATCATCAGAAAGATTAGCTCCGTATTCCTCGGCAAGCCTATCCATTTCTGATTGCTGCTCTTCCCAAGACCTACCGTTCTCACGTATCTCATTCCTTCTCCCGATATACTCGTCAAGCAGGGATTTATATGTTTCCGAGTTTTGTGACAACACTCGTTTAACGGCCATTTCCCTGTTACGCTCAATACCATGCTTGGTTATAAGGTAATCCCTTATCTCATCAATGGATGATCCCATCTTTTCCAAACGTGAGATCGCTTTTAAGATAGGCTCGAAAGCCGCTTTCCTATAAGCGTTGAACTCAGCTTCATTAACAGAGGAAAGGGCATTCTCGGCCATATAAGCGTTCTCATAATCCAATATACGACTCCTCGTTGCCTTTGCCACGGCATCCTGCAATGTTTTAAGCCCTAGCATAGAATCCTGAAACGCCTCCTGAAATTGATAGGATGATGTAGATAGGGTACGCTCATATTGATCTTTGGCGGAACCTACCTGTTTCTCTACTACTTGGATATCATTATCAGCGAACAATACCGACTCATTCCGCGCGTTCTCCCTAAAACGGATTGTTTTCTCGGCGAAAGAGAAATCATCCGTCTTTTCCCTTACGCTTTCTCCAACGCCTCTACCCTTGTTTTCAGATCCTGCACGTCCGATGACAGTCCGATCACCGCCGATTCCATCCCGGACACTTCCGTTCCTATCGCCCGTATCTCCTCCGTCAAGTTGGTCTCCATCGTTGTCAACTTGGCCGTCAGTCTTTTTTCCATTTCGGTCAGTTGCGTTTTCAGTTCCGTCAATAGCGTTTTCAACTCCCCTTGGTTTGTCGATATGGTCTCGTTCACTTTCGTTTCCGTTCTCATCAACGCCATCGATTGTCTCGAGTTCCCTTCCAGTACCTTTTGTTTCAGAAGGTTGTTTTCCTTTTTCAGGTTCAATATCTCTTGCGATTGATCCATTTTCGTTCAAATTTATATTGTTAAGACTTAATCTATTTCTCATCACGATATCCTCGGCCACATCCATCAAGTTTCCTTGCTCCAAGTTCTTATAGCTTCTCCAGAGGATATAACGAAGGTCATTATCCGATAACTTGAAATCAAGGCTAATACCGGCCTTTCTCAACATATCAAGAAAAGAGTCCTTGATCTTTTCCCATAACGAACGCTCGGCCTTGTTATCGAAACCACGTTCCGCTAATTCAGCGATGTATTCCTCTGTAGCCTCACGCAAGTTAAGAGGATTGCCTTTAGTCCGGTCAATGATATTTTTCCGGATATCCTCGTTGGCGTTCCGATACATGTTATCAAGGAAAGTATCGAAATCATCCCCGAATAGCTCACGTAACCCATGATGCCCTACCACCTCATGGAGGAAAGTCCTTTGAGCGTCACCTACGGACGTGGAATTAGGTGATACTATGACTATCTCCCCGGTAGAAGTATCATACCAGCCTTTGGAATCTCTCTTACGGGCCAACATATTCTCATCCGTATCGGTTATATCGTCCACGTCATGGATTACCCTGACAGGGGTATTAAGCTTGTTTGACCAACCGTTGATTGAGGATTCAATAGAACTTACATTATCTTGATTATTAATTGTATCTACTCCCATGAATCGAAATCGAGTCTCTCCTTCCTCTTTTACCAACGTACCATCAACGTCAAGAGTTGATTCTAACTGAATATCCTCAGCTTTAGCTTTTTCAACTAATTGTCTCTGCAGATCATTAACCTCTGCCTGAGCCGCATTAAGTTCATCCTCTTTTCCCCACGGTTTCTTAACGGCTTCCTCTAATCCCGCTATCTTGTTTTCCTCTGCCTTTATTTTAGTGGCTATATCTGAGACGGATTTAGCGGGAATCCCCAACTGCCTGTCAATGCTAGCCATCAAACCCCTGCCGCCGCTAAAATCACGATTCTCAACCAGTTTTTCCTTTCCTAAATATAAACTATAGACCATCATTCCTTCATTGAAATGCACGATTGCCTCGCCTTTTCCTCCATTGAGACTGATTTTCAGAGGAGGGGTGTTTCTGTCAAGCGTATATCTATCATAGTAATCATCAATAATGGGCGTAAGCTCATTCGATATACCATCGCTGAAAGTATTGCCTTTAACAGTCACGGACTCAACCCCATCAGGGAAGTTCTCTTTTACGATATTGGCGTTCCTTTCCATGATATCCTTCCGGCTGTTGTATTCTTGTATCCTAAGTTTGGATTTAGATATAGAGTCACGCATGGAAGACTTACTGTTAAGATCGCTCCTCTTGGAGTTTTGCAGTTTCTTTAACTTGTTCTGTGCCACAAACAGTAGTTGGGCGGTCTTATCTCCGGATAACGTCGCCGCCATCTCACTAAAGGTCATTCCAGACGGATCACTATCGTCTTGCTCCTCCATGACACGAGACGATATATCGCCTTTCATCATTTGGTTGATGAAGTTTTGTTTTATACGAAGCCTGTCATAGGCGGTAGCGTCAAGGGTACCTTTAACGCCATATGTGACGATGTTCACCGGTTTATCCCATGTGGCGTATAAGTTTCCTTGTCGTAAGATACGACCGTTGCGTTGCTCAAAATCCATAGGCCTGATTGGAGCGTCAATATGATGCAGGGCGAATAGACGATCTTGCACGTTGACACCCACTCCCATTTTCTCCGTGCTTCCAATAAGAATGCGCACATCCCCATTACGGACCTTATCGAACAAGGCGTTTCTCCTTTCTCCCTCATAATTGCCAACGATAGCTATCTGATTAGACGGAATACCTCCCTTGATAAGCTTTTCCTTTATATCGTTGTACAAATTAAACTGAGGGACAGATAAATCGACATCGAATAAATCCATTTTTGGAGTCTCAGAAGGGGATTGATAACTATCGCAGAATATAAGTTGCGTGCCTTTGTCCTTATCGCTCTCCTTATATAATCTCAACACGTTATCGACCACCTTGTTTGTCTTGCTATCAGGATTGTCGGGAAATGTAGGATTAAGCAAGCGAAGGTCAATCGCAGCCTGTTTAGCCTTGCTGAACACGACCAAGGGTAGCGCGCTCTTATCCTTCTTCTCTTTTCCTGTCAATTTGTTATAATCCTCTAATTCCTTGATAAGGGTTTGCATGACATCCTCCAAGTCCTCGTTCTTCTCGACAATGACATTGGTCATCTTATTGTCTTTCAACTTAGGGATATTCTTGTCTTCCTTGAACTCCTTGACATCCTCTGTCAAGACAACGTCCGTATGGCTCCTGAACGCCTTTATAAGCTCCGGGACATTCGTATAGCTCTTGAACCTCTCGGCTATCTTAAAGTTACCGGTAGCGGTAAACTCCAATGAGGGCTCAACCGTTCCAAAAGTGGTAGCGAACTCGTCAAAGCTATTGATATTATACGCGTCTAGGATATCGGGTGCCACGAAATTCATCATAGTCCAGACCTCTGCCATTGTATTAGTGATAGGGGTACCGGTTGCCAGAACCACGTTTCGACCACCATTATTCTCAGATATCCATTGGGCTTTTAGCAACATACTATTAGCCCTTTGTGACGCTCTCGTATCGATACCTTTAACGTTCGACATCTTGCTTGGAAACCCGATCTTCTTATAATTATGCGCCTCGTCAATGAACAAAGCGTCAACACCCATTTGCTCAAACGTCATGACGTTATCAGTCCGCCTGTCAAGAATACGCTCCGTCTTGGCCGTGATAGTCTCCGCTGTCTTTGCCTTGCCCTTTACGTTTTTCCCTTTCTTTATACCTTCCAGAGAATCACGCATACTCTTGGCCTCCCTTTTCAATCTCTCCTGTAAAGCCTTGTCTTCTATGCGATCGACAGCCTCCTCAAAATCATCTATACGCTTTTGGATATATGCCTTTTTCCTTTCCTCGCTATCCGGGATAAACGCCATGAATGACTGTGGGACAACGATAGCGTCAAAATCTCCGGTAGCTATAAGATTGAACAGCCTTGTCCTATTATCGGCGTTACGCTCCTCCTTTGTCGGAGATAGAATCTTAGCGGAAGGATACAGTTTATAAAAGTCACGGACGAAATCCTCTAGGGTAGCGTTTTGGACAACGATCATGGGTTTCTTCGCTATACCTAGCCGTCTCATTTCCATAGCGGACGTAATCATGGTAAAGGTCTTTCCCGTACCGACTTGGTGAGCGAGTAACGTGCTCTCGGATAGACAACGTTGTACCGCCTTGCTCTGGTGATCCCTAAGCGTTATATTCTTATTAGCGTTAGGATAATGCTCAAAAACCGGTTTGTCATACTTTTTTAGTACATAGTTGTTATATTTATCATTATACACGTCCTCAATACGACCATGGAACATCGTTTTAGAATCAATATACTCCACGAACTTATCGGACATGTCGGATATTTTCTCGGCAACGGCCTGTGTCTCCTGCTCGTTTACGACCCTTCTCGTTTTCTGCTTACCATCCTCATAATATTTAATCTCGTCATAAACCTTGGGTTTACGTTGGTTAAGAGCGGCCTTGAACACGTCTATAGCGTCCATTCTCTCAGTCTTGAATTGACCGGCTTTAGCGTAATCGGTTATGAACGCCCTCTTATCAAGAATATACTCACCGATCTCCGGGATAAAATTAGCGTTAGCGTAAGATATACCCAGTACATTATCAGCGAAATTATTTATAAACTCAGACGGGATCCATGTAGTCCCCAGTCGATAACTTATCTCACCATAGGGTATACGTTCTGGCTGTACGGCTTCCAAGTCATCCACGTTTTTTTGAAACTCCGGATGATCTTCCAAGGCCGCCCTAGCCTCTACCAACTTATCTTTTACGTTTCCAGAGAGATATTCGCTCTTATCTATTATATTGCCGGTAACAGGATCCCTATAGGCAATTCCCTTCTCTAGTATCTCGTTTGTCACGTTCACCTCATCCATACCCGTTATCTCCGAGATATAAGGTATATCAATATTACCTTTATATGACTTGCTTATATTGACGGCATCCAAGACATTATCCGCTTTTGTCGGTAGCTCGAATGGATAACTTACACGCTTATTCAAGATACCATCCGCTTTCGAGACTTCCCAGACCATGGATTTTCCGGTCGTGGAAGGTGCCCTTCTAACAGTCTCCAAAGAGAAGGGTAATCCATGCTCAACATCCTCGGCGAAAATATCGTCCAAAGCCTTGTTCCTGTTAAGTGTCCCATATTTGGACACGAAAGCATCATATACTTTGTTTAGCCTTTTCCTCGCGGGCTCGGGGTCCACACCCTTTGTTTGCTCATCATGGATAAGATCGTATAGATTTTTCTTTATATCATTGTAATCATTTACCGCATCCTCTATTTTTCGGGTCTTACCATTATGAACGAACGTAGGATTTGCCTTAATCGGTTTTAACGAGTCCCCATCTAAAACAAAGACATTGCCATTCTGGACGGTAATAGTACCATCTTTCAAAGTGGAGTCACCCACAACCTCCGGTCCTTTAGTCTCTACAACACCTGATAGGATATTCTTTGGTAAGTTATCAATAGCATTAAATAGTTCCTTGCTTAAATCGGCCCCGGGTTTGGCTTTCAATGTCTGGGACGCTCCACTATATAGACCTCCGCTACCAGCGTCATAAGCGGTCATCATATCACCTAACATCATATCGGGATGATTGGAGAAATACTCGTTCACCATGATAGGCTTGCTCCTTTTATCCCCGTCCTCCATATAAGTTCCTTCACCTATTTGCGTTGTAGTAGTGAACCCTATCCCATTCGAAGGTTCCCCATACTTTCTTTTACGGAATATAACGATGTCGGCCGTAACACTCGTGCCGGCCCCTTTCTGGAAAGCGTCATTAGGCAATCGAATAGCTCCGACCAGATCATAACCGTTTCCACTCACGTACTCACGGAACTTACTATCGGCCCCATCCATCGTAGCCGAGGACGTGACGAATACGCCGAGACCACCTTCTTTCAATTCCAGAAGCCCCTTTAGGATAAAATAATTATGGAGATTATAAGAGGAACCAAGTTTCTTCCTGAATTGCTTATCTAAAACCTTATCATATGGAGCGTTTTTCCCGAATGGGACGTTGGTGATAACTAAGTCTTTCGAGTTTGGAGAAAACGCTTTCTCATATCCCTGTACCTTTATATTAGCGTCAGGATATAAGGCCTTTGCCATACGACCGGACAAACTATCTATCTCGAACCCGCTTATACTTGAGTTTTCAGATATAGACCTAGGCATCATACCGATTATGTTGCCTATACCCATAGCGGGTTCACTGATATTGCCGCCCTTGAATCCAAGTTTCTCCGTTATTCCCCATAAGCTTTCCACGACCTCGGACGGGGTATAATGAGAGGTTGTCGTGGAACGGACGGCACTGTCGAACTCTTCTTTACTTAATAAGGATTTTAGTTTCTCGTAATAACGTAGATACTTATCATTCCAATTTCGATCCTTAGTCCAATTGTTGTCACGCGCGTTGTATTTGCCTTCGTTCAAGGCTTCGGCCAAACCTCCCCATCCAACGTACCTTGACATCTTGGCTTGTTGTTCCGGGGTAGGTTTTCCTTGGCCGTCCTCTACGTCTTTCAGCGTTTCTATCGCCTCAATATTGGCTTTTAGCTTGGATATATCACCGGAAGGAAGCTCAATACCTTTCTCCGGGAAGCTGAAATTGTTTTGATTCCTTACAACAGGCCGCTTGTCGCTGTCGCTGATAGGTATTCCTCGGCCTCGCTCCGTGTCAAGCACATCACTTCCATGCACGCCTCCACGGTCTCCTCCGCGTTCAGATCCTCGATCCTCTTCCCGTGCTTTTCTTCCCACGCCTTGATCCGCTCTTGAATTTCCTTGCTCATTGTCTTTAATATTATTAGGAGTGAATAAATCGTTACCATACAAAGGTAATGGTTTGTCTTTGTTGTCCGTTTGCTTTTTCCGGCTATTTTTTATTTTTTTCTTCGCGGCACTCGCTTGTCTGGCAATCTCTGTTTCTCTAACCACGGTCTCGGCGGCATCCATTATATCCGGGACAGGCTTATCAAAATTAGCTACATCAAATGAACGGACATCCTCATAAGCGGTCATATCCTTATCCCATCCGTTATCTCCTACTTCGGGCAAATCCCTCGCTCCATTGTAGAATGCTTTAAGATACGGTCGTATAGCGTCACCTAGATCATCGATCATTGCCTTTGAGTAATCAGAGAACTTACGCAATCCTTTCTCTATATGATAAACCGCCATTTCAGTACCTATCGCCAATATCTCAGGATCAACACCCATATTCATTTGACCGCCTAGTTTCCTGCGCATGCGCTCACGGAGTTCCGCATACCGTTCATCGGTAACAAGGCGGTTACCGCTAGGGGTAACGGTACGATCACTCAATTTGGCTTTGCCCTTATCGTTGATATCACCAATAAGGTTTTCTACATTTACCTTTTGAGGCTCTACAACCCTGCGTGTGTCTTCAAGAGAAATAGGTTGCGCATCGCTTACGGCATCGGTATCGCCAAGAATGGTATCGGCCAACCGCCTTGCGCTTTCATCGCTACGCATCATGAAACCTCGCTGTTCCCTGTCATACCAACCCTTTTCAGCCTTGGCCAGCTCTTTGGCGGCACGTTGCTGTTCCTTCGATAATTCATTACCGAACTTCAATAACCGCATATCAAGAACTTTTCCTTTCTTGGTAGTATATTGGGAGGGAACAATGCTATAATTATCAGAATCATTATTTTTAGAAATATCGCCTTCCTCCTGTTTAATTCCCTTATACTCATAGAAGGGCTTTGTTTTGCGAGTCGAGGAATCAATCCATTTCTTGAACTCATCCAACGCTACCCCGGTAATGTTACCTAACCCTTGCCAACCGTCCTCATAGTTTGAGAAGTAAGCTGACCTAGCGTCTTCCAATGAAGGGAATCCCATCATAACCTTATGCTCATCGAATGAGCCATCAGTATTCACCTGATCCACGACATACACCATGTCACTATTCATATCCGGACCTAGGAATACGTCTATATGATCACCATCCACACCCTCGGTGCCACGGATATAACCGTAAGTGTTATTCATGACCTGCGACCACTTCTTTCCGCTAGCGTCCTCACCGGAACGGACGGAACCGGCGGGCTGTTCTATGGTGATATCGAAACCGTTTATCTTTATATGGCCTTTCTTGTAATTGCCGGCCTCTTTCTGCGCCTCGGTTGGATTGGTGTCAACCTTTAGCTCCTCATCGTGCAATCTCTTAGCCTCCACTATGCGCTCGGCATAGTCCAAGGGGTTCTCATTCTCCTTTGGAGAAGGAGCGACAAAAGGAACTAGTCCCCTTGATGAGCCTTCTTGTGTAGCTCCATCCGTGCGATCAATGTCGGGGCCAGCCGATTCTCTTCCCTCAACCTCTCCAGTTCCCCCGGTCTGATCAAGTTGTTCTCTTGGCAGTACCTCGCCGCCTCCCTCGCGTAAGCCATCGCCTCCGCTTTCGTCATTTCCTTCAATGTTTTCATTTTCTATCGGTTTATTTTGCGCTAAGATAGCGTCTATTTCATTTTGTTCGTCAATTATGGCCTGTATTTCATCCACGATTTGCGAATCAAGCTCGTCTCGCTCCTCATCAGTCAATTGTTTCTCCGAGAAATCACGTACCATGCTTTCCTCATACGCCTCGTATTCTTCCGGGGACATATGATAATTCTCCTCGCACCACTCAGCGTAAGCGTTGTACTCGGCCTGTCTCTCACGCTCAGCGATCGCCTCACGGTTCCTCTTGACATAATCGATCAAGTCTCCACGTGTACGAGCGGAAGACAAGACCTCTATGATAGCGTCCCTTCCGGCATTCGTATCGTTCTCATCGAAGAAGTTAGTTCCATTCTCCCTATCGGCAAGCTCCAATATCTCACCTGCCCTCTCTATATTAACACCGCCTTTCTCCGGAGAGGCGAACAGTCCGAACATCCTCGCTGTCTCATTATTCCCGGCACCGGTCTCTTTCTTGTAACTGTCACGTGTCAATTTGATCGCCCCATTAGCCAGCATCATGGCCGCAAGCTCCTCTCCGCTCATAGGATCACCTATCACGGAGATCTCCTTCGCTATGACATCACCCGGCTTCTTGCTGGCCTCCTTGATATCATCATCAAGATTAGCCCAGAAATCAGCCTCGACCTTGATCGCCTCATGTACTTGTCGGGCTTTTATCAATGCGGCCTCGGCCTTATCCTCTTTTCCGATAGGGGCATCATCGTATGCCTCTTGCGCCTTTTCCAAGGCATCAGACGCTTTTTTAAGGCTTTCATCGAAAGACTTTCTCGTCACCTCGATCTTCCTTGGCATCTTATCGCCATATTTATCATGGAGGAAATCCAAGGTCATATCCGTACCAGACGATACGAAATCTGGCGTACCATCTTCTCGCATGACCATGGAGGGATTCTCTACATTGCTAGGTTGTGCTATCTGATCAATGGCACCTTCCGTCTCAATCTCACTCGTTGGCTGGTTGATCGCATCTTCCACGGGAGGTGCAGAGGTTATCTCGGCATCAGCACTTGCGACATTATCATCCTCTGGCGACACCACATTAACTTGTTGAGCGTCATATATGGCATCTTGAAGATCAAGAATCTCATTCTCTGTTATAGGCATTGCGGGGGAAGAGCCATTCTTGGCTGTCACCTGTCCGGTTTCTCTATCATAAGCCGCAGGTTGAGCGATCCAATCACCGTTCTCATCTTGTCCTTGAAGGATAAACGCATTATCCCCGTTCCATATGATCAATCCCGGCTTTGGTAATTGCGTCTTGGGATTATGATGCATGGTCATGTCAAGCTCGGACTGGCGGGTAGCCAATAATTGATCCTCATAGGTCCGTCTCATATGACCGGCATCTTGCTCTACTATATCGCTCAACCTTTTCACCGAGACCATCCGATCCTGTCCGTTATCGGAAATAACGGCCTTATCTCCCTCGATACTCCTAATGTACACAGGTCTTTCCTCATTTCCCTCGCTAAGCGTAGCTGTGGTAACGATAGACTGACCATCAGGATTCGTGGTAACATAAGGAGTAATATTATTGGCAACGTAAGTTTCAACCTCATTGTCTATTTCCTCGCCTATACGATCCTGCAAACCGGATATCCTGAGATAATCAGCGTAGAAATCCTCGGCTAACGGACGGGCATCCGCATTAACCCCATCAAGAAGGCTCATCACTTGGGCTTCGCTAGCCCCATCATCCACATAGCTTTCTATCGTACTAGCCAAACCCGGAACCATTCCAGATAGGGAAAGCCTTGTCTCTTCCATCTTTTTGCTCGCCGTCCGTATATCGCCCGGATCAGTCATATTTCGACCTTCTTCCTCTGCCTCGGCAAACCTAGACTTAGTTAATAGAGGAGGAGTTTCAACGCCTTGATCTGTTACATTGGAATCGGTGATAGGCTGCTGAGCCTGTTTGCCTCCTATTTTATCCGCTACGTATTGCGCACCTTTAGCCAACGCTCCGGCCCCAGTAAAATAAGCGCCGCCTCCCATTCCATAGACAAAACTCTGCAATACACCATCGGTCAAATCCCTTTCCGGATCCGCGCCTGTTATCTTATCCGTTATATTCTCCGCTAGCGTGGAAGATACCTCTTCGATACCTTCATTTACAGGCTCGAAAAACATACCGAATTTTTTATAGAACTCTTGCATCTTACCCATTATGCCACGCTTGATAGCCTCTTGTGCCTTTTCCTTTCCTAACGTCTTGAATAAGGTTGACATCCAAGCCTTGGATACGCCAGCGCCCAGCATCTCAGACAAGGATTCTGCCGTACCAGTAAGAATAGCGTTAGATACCTTTGCGAACTCTCCCATGTTTGGGTTATTCTGGTCAAGATCATCATATTTCTGGCTAGCCACTATTGATCCTATACCTGCGAGTCCGGCCGCTGGAGCTCCGGCCATTGTTGCGGCCATGGCCCCGATTGACATCGGAAGCGACTCTACGCCTTGCAAGGCTATATCGCCTATGGCACCCATATAATTCCCTTCTTTCCACAGATCGGTGAAATCCTTGCCATTGTATCTGTTTGACCTTGCCCGGGAAAACTCCGCATCAGCCTTAAATCTATCTGAGATATCCTTGAATGCCCCGCCACGTGGGATCAATCCTCCAGTTGCGGATTCCAGTCCTTTGGACACCTTGTCCAAGACCCCAAAGATACCGGCACCAAGATCGGCTCCTCCTGCGTTTAGCTTCTGTATAGCGTCTCCAGCCCAAGTATTCATAAAAGAAGAATCCTTCTCATACTCCGTAGGAGGTGGAGGAGTAGCGGTCTCAATCTTTCCTTTTTTACGCAAGGACTCAAAATTATAATCGGCAGAATTATCCCATGGATTAACATACTCGGATTGATCTGATTTGGGAATATCAACCTCTTGTCTTAGGGATATAGGAGGAGGATTAACACTTGATTGGGAAACATAGTCTGTCTCTTTAATATTCTCGTTATTAATTGGAGCATAGCCTAATTTACTCTCGAATTGGGAGAAATCTCCTAAATCTTGCCATCCATCTTTTTTCAAGACATCATAAAGCATTTCACGCTTACCTGAGTCTTTCAATTTCCCCTCAAAAGAGGAAAAATCGCCCAAATCAGTATATCCATCGCTTTTTAAAGCGTCATATAATTTTCTGGTATTGTTCACTTCCATAATTTTACCAACCTACATTTTTAGAACTCGAATTATTATCCCAACCTATACTTTTCTTGTTAGTACTAGTAGAAGAACCTCCCGATCCAATTATCTGATCAAACTCATCGTATAATTCCGGGAAATTCTGAATATTACTCATGACAATAGCGGCTTGTTTGGTCTTTTGGTCTCCACCTTCACCAAACTGCCACGATATATCCGATATACTCTTATTCTCTTTTGGATGATCTTCCGCATACTCCAACATCCTCTTATACATATAAGCGATAACCCCATCTTTATCCTTACCGGACAAAGTGAAACGTTTACCGTTTCTGCCGATGATGTCAATAGACTTATCCGCCCCAGAGCCATTAGCTTTAGCGGTACGATATTGCTCAAGACTACGGAGATTGGATTGCCTTATACCCAACTCTCTCTCTTTATATGCGGCATCCTGTTTCATCTTCCGCTCCTCCCTGTCATTCTTTATTGCGAATTGAGCGGCACTTTGCGCGATCTTGGCCTTTTCCAAATCATTCTGGGCTTTTCTCGCCTGATCTTGTCTATAAAGCAGCAATGCCCTTTGATAATTATTCGTGTCGTTTTGCCTTGCGGCCAGATACCCGGCCCCGTATCTTTGCCTGATAGCCTCCAACCTGTCAGAATAGGATTGTAGTTTAGGATCAGCTACGGTGGGTAGTTTCTGCGAAGGTGCCTCTCCCGCGAATGCCAAATTGGAGAAGGAAGACAACACATTGCCTAGATGCCCGATTCCAGTAGCTACGGAAGCGGCCCGTTTTCTTCTCTCCTCCTCCTCTTGGCTTATCGGCTTTTGAAAGAGCGTCTCATAAAGCCTTTGGTTCCATTGGTAATCGTTCATTTGAGGTTCGCCAACGTTAGCTTGTAGAGTGGTCTCATCCGTATTATCCACGGTTGGAGCTATAGGGTTCTGGCTTCCGGCAACCTCCGGCTCAACCAATGGCGTAGTGGACAATTCCGGCCTCTGAACGACCGGGGTCCTTTTCCTATTATATCTTTCCTCTAATGTCATTGTTGTTTACTTTTTGAATATAGACTCAAATAATCCCTTACCCTTGTCAAGATAGGCTTGCGCGTCAGCCCCAACGAGACCCATCCCGGCCTGTAATCCTTGATTAGCCGCTTGCGTGGCGTTTGCCGCCTGTTGATTATAGATAGACAGCCTTTGGTTACTGATATTATTCTTGGTGTTGAGATATTGGGATTCCACGGCATCCTTCCGTGCTGTAGCGTTAGTGGCTATACCACTGGCGGTATCGGATATCACCTCGCCCGCCGCTTTCTTGGCCTGCGCTACGGATTCATCCGTAGCCCCTACGACCGCGGCGGTACCGGAGGCCTTACGGTACTGCTCATCCGCTAATTCCCTAGCCTTGGTCAAGGCGGCTTGCGCCTCCGCGCTTTGGGTATAATCCTCGTTATACCTACGGTTAAACCAATCCTCATTCTCCTTTGCCTGTTTATCCAACACGGCGTTCGCTTTTCTAGCCGCCTTCCTTGCCTTTATTCCCCCGGCAATGCCACTCGCCAAGGAACTGGCGGCTCCAACTATCGCTCCGATCATAATCTACTGTTTTCTCGCAAAAGAGATAAATAAAGTGACTCGTGTTTGTTACTTTGATCATTATCTCCCATCGGACACCAAAAAATCAACTATTCTATACTGTTTTCTATCATCTACGAATCATTCGTACATAGTTAGGTCCGGTCATATAGGCATTATTGGTATTATTCGCGGGAACAAATTTTATTGTATACCATGAACGAGGAATTAAAACAGCTTTTAGCGTATATTATTAATTGTTGTTAATTCTATGAATATTCTTGTTACGCTATTTGGTAACAAACAATATTATGCTTATCTTTGCATCATAACAATAGAGCTGGTGGCAACAGTAACAATTCAGCGATAATATCATGACAACTTACATTTATAAAGGACAGTCAATCTCTCACATTCGTTTTATTTCAATTCTTCGTTATGCCGGCATTAATGGAGGTCATAGGCTGTCCGCTTATGAGGCCCTTGTGAAATGTGCAAGCTTGGGGAAAGAAAAAGCTATCAAGATTTTAAATGATCTTGAAGTGATTGAAAAATAAATATATCTATATTAATTAATAATCAAATAAATACAATAAACATGAAAACATTATATTGCGAAAATAGCGAGTTATTAGAGATTCTAGAAAATAATGGGATAGAAATGATTTGTAATGAAAATATGGAAATCGTAATATCTGACGAGGACGCAATGCGCATTGCTACCATTGTTGAAGATTTCGCCCCCTTTGCGTCTGGCGACTATGCGATAGAAGATATAGCCTAATGGAGATAAAAGATAACAAAGACATATATCATGAATTTAACATTGCCCGAGTTCGCCTTCATCGAAGGTTCCGGTCACGAAAAAGGCGGGGATCCCCTATATGGGAGAAATGTCATAATGCACATACGTTCTGCCAGTATCATCGAAATATTTGGCAGGAAGGATGTAGCCTTAAATCCGGATGTTCTGACATTAAAGTTTAGCTATACCAATAGATTTGGCATTAAAGAGCCACTGATTGCGGCGTTACATTATTGCGCCACGCTTGATGTCAAATATGATTCCGAAATGATAAAAAAGGAAATCATAAAACCTGCGGCTCAATGGTATTGCGATTGGGCTGAGTGGGAAGATGAAAACATAGTAAGAGAGGAGGGATCGAATGAATGAACGTGAACGAATAGGGAAACGAATAGCCGAAATACGTAAGGAAAGATGCTACACGGTGCGACAACTGGCCGAACTTGCCAATCTTCGGGCCGCAACTATCAGCAACGTTGAGAACGGTAAGTTTTCCGTTGGTATAGATATACTTGCGAAGATATGTGATGCGCTCGAAGTTAAAATAGAAATAATATGATTACGACAAGTATGACAGCGTCCGAATTATTTGAGGAAATCAAGGATGATTATCCCAATGTATTTGCAATATCCGATGCCAAGGACGCTAAGGTGAGTAGGATCGTAAAAAAATCAGGCATATTCCCGATCCACATCCACTCGTTTGTCACTACCAAAAGAAAAAACAAGTGGCTTATCCTATGGGAATCGCATAGTAAGAAGGATATAGGCGACAATTGCCGGATATCTTTTGTGTGCTACCATGATACCAATCATGGTAAGTACGCCTATATGCCTGTCTTTGTCAATGGCAAGATGGTTCTTCTTGCGTTTCCTCCTCACTTCTTCAGCCGGTTCGCCGATCGGATGGGAATTAACCTTACAGGCAAAGAGTTGATTAAGCGGTACTTCGAGATAAACAATAGTTATTCATTCACATTTTCGCACGAAGAGGTGGACGAAGGGTACCGGGAGAATGTATTAGCCACCTGTAAAGAGGGAATTGCGATGGGATTCAAAACCGTAGGGCTGGATGTTTTTCTGCTGAAGACCTTTATCACCTACGATATGTGCAAGGGGGATCAAGTCAGTAGCTTCGCCAAGAGCGAGGAGTTCAGGAGAATTCAACATGACAACAAGTAA